AGTTCGATTCTCTCCACCCCTGCTTAAATTTTAAGTTTAAAAAACCTTGTAAAGCCGCATAAACACTGAAAGAAAGGAGATTTTGAACATCGTCAAATTTCTTTCAAAAATCAAGAGGTAATCACAGAAGTAATCAAAGAATGTCTATAAACGCCGAAAAGGCGTTATTTTTTTGCTTTAAAATGGCGGATAACTGTCTAATTTATGGCGGTTAATCCGTCTTTTTTTATGCAAAAATATAGTTGAAAGAGAGGTAATGTGAATGTTTTCTGATGAAGTTAGAGAAAAGATTTTAAGTAAAGAAGAATTGCAGAAACTTGATTTAGTAACATTATCTCTTGTTATCCACGCAATTGAAGAGGTTTTAGAGGAGGCAGACAATGAACAATCCTTATCAAGCAGTGCCTATGATGAATAATTCTTATATGCAATCTCAAAATCCATATATGGATAGAATGAACTTTTTGCAAAATTATCAGCAGAGCTTACAACAACAGCCTATGCAGATGAATCAACAACCTATACCACAGCAGATAGTAGGCATTAATGGAAGAATAGTACAGGCAGTTGAAAATATTAATGCCAATGAAGTGCCTATGGATGGAAGTATGGCTTTTTTCCCTAAGCAGGATATGTCGGAGATATACGTTAAGGGCTGGAATGCTGACGGAACAATTAGAACGATTGTGTATAAGCCTTATACAGAGCCAGGCGGAAGCAATGCTTGCAATCCGACAACCGACATAGAAAACGCTAAATTTACCCTATCAGACGAAAGCACACAGCTATTCTTAAATAAGTTTGAAGAGCTATCAGAGAAAATAGGACAGTTAGAAGATAGATTTGATAAATCTTTAGGAACACAAAGAAAAACTTCAAGAACTCAAAGTAAGGGCGGTGATGAAGAATGAACCCAATTAACATTTTTCAGATGATGAGAGGCGGTCCTCAACAATTTATACAGCAGATAATGGGGAACAATCAGCTTATGAGTAATCCAATGATGAAGAATACAATGCAAATGGCACAGCAAGGCAATATGCAAGGCATTGAACAGATGGCTAGAAATTTATGTAAGGAAAAAGGGTTAAATGCAGATGATGTATTTAATCAGATAAAAAGCAGATTTAATAATTAATAGCATATTAGATGTCTTTGCAAATTACCTGGGTGACATCTTTATGAATAAATTAATGGAGGTAACTAATATGTTTAATTCAAATTGTGCCAGCGTGCCATTAGTCGCTAATATTGACGGCAACGGCAATAACGGCGGATGGGCTGATGGTGGATGGCTTTGGATAATCGTTGTATTCGCATTACTTTTTGGATGGGGCAACGGCGGTTTTGGCGGTTTTGGTGGTAACAATGGCGGTGGCTATGTTGCAACAGCTGCTACGCAGGCAGACATTCAGAGAGGATTTGACAATTCCGCAGTTATCAGCAAGTTAGACGGCATTTCTAACGGACTTTGCGATGGATTCTACGCTATGAATAACAGTATGCTCACAGGCTTTAATGGCATAAATACAAACATTATGCAGACAGGCTACGGCATCCAGCAGGCTATTAACGCTGATACAGTCGCTAATATGCAGAATACCAACGCTTTACAGTCACAGCTCGCCAACTGTTGCTGTGAGACAAGAGAAGCCATTCAGGGTGTAAACTACAATATGGCAACCAACACCTGCGCTTTGCAGAACACAATGAATAATAATACAAGAGATATTATCGACAGCCAGCAGGCAGGAACAAGGGCAATCCTTGATTTCTTAACAAATGACAAGATAGCTACATTACAGGCAGAGAATAATGATTTACGCAGAGCTGCTTCACAGGATAGACAGAATGCACTTCTGACTACCACGATGGCAGCACAGACAAACCAGATTATTGACGCTGTAAGACCTACGCCAGTACCATCATTCCCGGCAAGCAACCTTTACGGATATGCTTACGGATGTGGATGCAATACAGGTTGTGGCTGCTAAACAACTGAATAATCAAGTATCTTAATCAAATTTGCTCGGTTTAATTCTTAGTTTAACTCGGTTTAATTCAATTTAACTTGATTTAACTCAATTTAATCGAGTTAAGTATTGAGTTCCACTCGAAAGAACACTCGAAAGATTATGTCTGCTAAGCAGTATTACTTAAATTTAAAGGGCAGACTTGTATAGTTTGCCCTTATTTTTTAGAAAGAGAGGTAAAGAAAATGGAAATTACAGGAATTTCATTACAAACAGTTGCCGCTGGCGAAGATGTGGCATTCACAGAAACACCAGTTTGCGGTAGTAAGTGTATCGTACACAGACAGGGTAGCGGAATTATCAAGTTGAGAGGTATTACAAATCAGTGTAAAGCACGATTTTTAGTATCGTATAGCGGCAATATTCAGATACCTACAGGTGGCACAGTAGAAGCCATTTCGCTTGCTATCACAGTGGATGGAGAACCTTTACGATCTACAAAAATGATAGTTACTCCGGCAGCAGTCGAAAACTTATTTAATGTATCGGCACAGGCATATATTGATGTACCTTGTGGCTGTTGCAGTACAGTAGCGGTGCAGAATACATCTACACAAGCTATACAGGTACAGAACAGTAATCTAATCGCAGTAAGGGAGGCTTAATTATGCACATTGAAAGAATCCACAAAATGATTGAATGTCTTACAGAGAAAGCCTTAGGCGAGCTTGATAAGGGCGTTGAGAATGTCAATACAGAGGAAATGGGTGAAGCTGTCGATATGATTAAGGACTTATGTGAAGCAGAGTACAAGGCTGTTATCGTTAAGTCTATGAAGAAAGCTGATGAAGAGGAAGAGGAATACAACAAGGAGCTTCTCAGAACCCTTAAAGCTGAATATGGTGAAGAGGGTGGCAGAAGATACTATGATGAATACAGATACAAAACTACTGGCAGATACGCCCCTAAAGGCAAAGGTACTTATGTAGGCAGAAGAGGATATGAAGAACCACCATATTATCATATGTACCCAGAGCGTGATATGGATAGAGAATATGGCAGAATGTACTATACAGAGCCTACAAGTACACACACTGCTGAAAGTGGCTATGACAGGGCAAAGAGAATGTATACAGAAACTAAGGAAATGCACAAAGCTAATACACCAGAGGATAAGGAACATAAGATGAAAGCACTTGACGGCTATATCAAGGAGCTTGGCGGCGATATTACACAGCTTATCGGCGATATGACAGCGGAGGAACGTAATCTTATGCGAACCAAACTTAGTACACTTGTTTCTAAACTGTAAGTTAAGTCACAAAATAGTGAGGGCATCATTTGCCCTCACTAATATATTTTATTATTGCATTTTCTATTATCTTGCTTATTGGTATTTGAGTTGATTGAGAGTACTTTTTCAGTAAATCATTAGTTTCAGGTTTAAGAGTTGTAGATATTCTAATTCTATTTTTTAATGTATCTGTAGCCATAATAAAAATCCTTTCTTGTTTAATATTATTTAATTTTATATCATTTTTTGCTTGTGGTCAATTCTTTAAAATGATATAATATTATATAAGATTAATTAATGCAAGGAGAAAATAATGGGCGATACAGATTTTATTGGAAAATGCTTTGGCAGATTAACTGTAGTAGGAGTTTACGATAAGAAAAATAATATGAAGAGATGGGCGTGCAAATGTGATTGCGGAAATATAATCCCTGTATACAAAGCTAATCTTCTTAGAAAAAGTGGAAAAATTAAATCTTGTGGGTGTGCTTATTTAGATGAACTTAAAAAAGAAATAGGAAGAAAGAAGGATAAATTAGAAATAATAGGTGCAAAACAATATAACAGAGGCGGCAAAGTCGTTGTCAAGTGCCAATGTGGGAAAATAAAAGAAATGACACTTTCTGAATTTAATAATCCTCTTGTACATTCTTGTGGTTGCAGTAAAAACCCAACAGGAGAAAATAGAAAGAGCTATAAACATGGGATGTCAAAAGAAAAAATCTACACTATATACAGAGATATTTATAATAGATGTTATAACATTAAGGATATTTCTTACTCTACTTACGGAGCAAGAGGGATAAAAATATGCGATGAATGGCTTGGCGAAAACGGGTTGAAAAATTTTGCTGATTGGGCTTACAAAAATGGCTACGATGAAACCGCAAAAAGAGGACAGTGTACAATCGATCGCATAGATGTTAATGGTGATTACGAACCTAGTAATTGCCGTTTTGTATCTATGAAAATTCAAAGTAATAATAAGACTAATAATTCTTATTATGAAATTGATGGTGTTGTAAAAACTCTTACAGAATGGTGTGAAGAATATAATATAAAATGTATGAATTCAGTGAGGTGCAGAATAAAAAGAGGAATGGATATAAAGACAGCTTTAACTAAACCCATGCAGAAAAAAGTTAAAGATATGACGCCAGAAGAATTAGAAGAAAGAAAAATTAAAAGGATAGAAAAAGATAGAAAATGGAGAGAAGAGCATAAGGAACAAGTGAGAAAATCAAGAGAAAAGTGGATAAAAAATAATCCTGATAAAAACAAAGAAAGTAAAAGGAAATATGAGGAAAAAATGAAGAAGCTCAAGCGGATTTGATTTTAAGGGCTATGAGTAGCAATATTCATAGCCTGTTTTATTTAAAAAGGGGGCATACAGATGATTTTTACAATCAATGGTACAATTTGGCACATACAATATAAAAATTCAAATTCAAGTGAATTAAAGCGGTCAGACAACACAATTAGCTTAGGTGTAACTGATAGAAATACGCATACAATATATCTGTCAGACAAATTGCAGGGATTTATGCAGCGCAAAGTGCTGATACACGAAATCTGCCATGCTGTCTGTATGTCTTATGATATTTATTTGCCGATTGAGACAGAAGAAATACTATGTGATTTTGTGGCGACTTATGGAGATGAAATATTTGATATTGTTGATATGGTGCTTGGGGCAGTTAGGAGAGTGGGATAATGAGCATTGATGAGTTGTTAAAAATAATTCAAAAGACTAATCCGACTATGACAAAAGAATTATTGATATATGAGCTTAGTCAATGCCAGTATGCAAGTAAAGCGTTGATTTATACAGAAAGCTGCTGTATTGACAGCAATGCTTAAAAATGCTATTATTTAATAGATGTAAACAATAGATAACTATTATATCATTTTACCTTAATAGAACCATAGTGGAAAGTTGCATTGATACATTTTTGTATAGGTGCAACTTATTTTATTTTGGAGGTTTTGTTATGAGAGTTATTAGGTTAAAAATGTATCAAGAAATGGCTAGGTTTAATAATCCATCAGCTCCAAGAGGCGTAGATTGTTATCCCCTGCCACCATTTAGCACAGTTAATGGATTTATTCATTCAATGCGCCAATGGAAAAAGTATCATAAATTAGATTATTTTGTTACTGGCAAAGGTGTTTACAATACCAAAATGCAGAAAGAATGGCACGGTGGTAAGCGTTTTAACAAAGTTAGTGATGAAATGCTTAATCGTTGGGATATTATAACAGATCATGCAGACGGAAGCCACGCCGGCTGGGTTAATACAGTTAAATATCATCTAATGCTAGTTGATTTATATACAACTATATACATCAAAGCTGATGATAGTGACATAGATGATATATACTATGCGTTACTAAACCCACCGGTATATCCATCATTAGGCGAATATGGTGATTTATGCAAGATTGAAGCAGTAGATATTGTAGAACTTAAGGAGCTTGACAAACCTATATCAGCTCCGTTAGATACACAATCTTATATTCCTGTTAATAAAGGCAATTTCGCAGAAACTATATATAGAATTAATAACAAATATGAAATTATCAAAGGTTATAGGCGATTCCAGAAAGTTCCTTGTTACTTAGTAGATAAAGGACAGGAAGTTGTTAGCAATCTTTTTGATGACGATAAACCGATTATTTTTATAGATTAATTTAAACCCCACGGAATATAATGCAACTTTTTTGCTACCTCCGTGGGCTTCTCTTTTATATTCGCAAATTCGATTTTGGCAATTTTCAAAATTCGGTTTAGATTTCGTTCAAATTATACTTTAAAAATTGAAAAAATTTTCCCACAAAAATATAATGTGAAAATTTTGATACCCCCGTCATATGCAATTTTGAAATCCAAAAATCGATTGCACAGAATTTCAATTTTTGCTTCCGATTTTGTTCAGATTTGCCCTGAAAAATTGATAAAAAACTTTAGAACTTTAACAAAGCAAAGCACAGCAAACAAAGCCCAGCCTATATTATATATTGTTTTTTAACGCGCTTGTGGCTGTCTTTTCCTTTTTCGTAAGGTTTAATGTAAACCACTTTGCCGGTTTTGTAATGGCGAAAATGCCCCCGAACTTCCCAGCACCCCGCTATACGATGTATTTTTTTGCTTTTTATTTTTGTTATAAGTTTGCTGTTAACTGTTTTAATTTTAATATTGTTAATTTTAACAGTTTTTACAACATTGCTACCTGCTTTTGCTTTGCTGTTGCCGTTTTTCTTTTTGTTCTTCGTACCTGCGTGCGTTTTTTCTTGTCTTTCGACTTCTTTGATTTCTGGATGCTGCATAATCCAGTTAAGCCAGCACATAACTTTCAAAAATAATTTAAATGGATCACACGCTGTTATTATTTCACTTTCTTTGTATTTTTCTATTTCTTCACTTTTTCGCTTCTGTTTCTTATATATTTCTGCGGTTGCATCATTAAATTCTATACAATCGCAGCTTTCAGAATGCAACCCATAGAAAATATAAGGCATTTCGCACAGTAAACTGCAATCCCATTTGTACACATTAAAAGCATTATTAAAAATATCCACATTAATTACAGCTTTATCATCTTTGAGTTCTGTATCAAACAAGATAAAGCCGTTAAATTCTGGATAATTAACAATCAAAACTCCATTTTTAATAATTGGGATAGGAATAAGCTCTGCATTTTCTTCTATATCCTCTAAAAAATTAATAGTATCCGTAAAATTAACAACAATGCTGTCTAAATCGTTAATCTTTGCGGCTAATTCTTTGCCTTTTTGCTCTTTTAATAATTCTATCTGTTTGTCCGTTTTCATTCATCTATTACCTTTTCAAATAATTAAAAAGTCAATAATAAGTGGGGTATTATGCCCCACTTACACAATTAATATATTATTTTAAAATTTGATTAATAGCCCACTCTAAATGGTAATCATAGCGAACAACTATATCTATAAGCTCTTGCTTTCCGATTTTTGAAGCAATAGCTTGCAAAATTTCGGTGTTATTGTCACATTCATCTAAAGAGTTCTCAAATTCTTCTAAATCTTCAAACTCTTCTTGTAGTTTACTGATCTTGTTATAAATCTCCCTAATTATTCCTTTAATATCCTCATCAAAGCGATATTCTGGGGCGATAGTGTAGACAATTACTTCTGTTTCTATTTCCTCGCGTTCATCTTCATATTCAGCCTTAAGCTGAATATCATCAAGCGTAATTCTATAAAAATCATACATATAAATTTTGCTTTCTTCGGAATAGTTAGGAACATCTATGCGAAGCAGTTCGGTGCTTGCAACTACAGCCATGCCTTTATCGTCAAGTTGCCATTCATCTCCTACATTTGGTATTTTAAGTACTTCCTCATATTGTTCCTTGTAACGCTTGGCATTAATCTGTATTCTTTCTTCCATAGTCCTCACCCTTTTTAACCTCTCTTAATAATTAATTTTAGCATTTTAATAACCAAAATGCAAATTATCCCTTACAGGAAAAACCGCCGCCGGTATCGGTCCGGCTGGCATTCTCTGCGGCGGTTAGTTTTTTCCATGATAATTAATAAAATCGTTCTGTATATCGTTATCTTTAATATACTTGTAATAGTTTAACAGCATGACAAAATCCCCAGCACTAACAATGTAATTGCTTGAAGGGGTTGTGACTTTCACTTTGGAATCAGGGCAGTTTTGCGACACTTTTAGAACTCCATTATTATTTACATCGAAATACAATGCACCCATGTTTTAATCCTCCATATTCTTTTTATTTCCCTATCCGGGTAAAAGCAAGCCGGGGAATCAAACCCCGGAAACGCCTACCTTGCTAATTATTTGCTTGCTAAAATCTCCCTTACTAATAAATCCCAGTAGAGATCATCACCGCGTTTATCAAGCCATTTTTCGGCTTCTTCTGTGCTTTCGTCTAACCATTCAGCCATAAGCTGGGTGATGTCATAATAACTATAATCAACGCCAACACCTAAACCTCTAAGCCATTCTATACAAGCGTTACGCTCTCCAAGTCTTGCAACTGCCCATCCGTACTCATTTACGAACTTATCCTTGATGTCCTTAATTGTGTTAAGCTCTTCACCCTGTGCAACTTCTGTTAAATAGTTTCTAACTGCTGCCTTAACTTCCTTACTGTTTGTTCTTCTCATTTTCTTTTGCCTGTGCTATAATATAGCTACCTTTCTTTTTTGATTGGTGGCGGTTGTTTGTCTTGGTAGGATGTCAACCGCCTTATTTATTTTGTAGCTTAATAATAACATCTTATATGGTGTATGTCAACACCTTTTAAGATGTTTTTTGATTTTGTTTTTAAGTGTTGCAAAAAAGCAATATTTTATATATAATAGAAAAAACAAAACAGAAAGGAGCTTGCGAAATGCTTACATATAAAATAGATGTATTAAAAGAGCTGGCACAGCGTGGCTACACCGCTAACAGAATGAGAAAAGAGAAGATATTGAGTGAAAGCACGATGCAGAATTTGAGGAATAAAAGCGATATTAATACAAAAACATTAAATACATTATGTATTATTTTAAGATGTCAGCCATCCGACATTATAGAAATAGTACCAACCAATGACGAGAAGATAAAATATTTTTAAATAACACTAAAAATAGTGTTGACAATATAACGCTATCGGTATATGATTAAGGTACATTAAAAGAAAGGACAGCCGAAAGGCTGAAAGGTGGAAAGGATGAAAACAATAAGCATTGACAAGCTTAAGAAGATGAGCTACGAAGATGGAAAAGCATTTTTATTAAGTGCTGGATATGTAGCACAGGGGAGCGATGAAAGCCCTTGTTACAGTACAGAAGCCGAAAAGATAATAGATGAGCATTTTTATCTTTTTGATGAAGATGATCAACAGGTTGATTTGATTAATTATACAATTTTGTGTAATCTAAATGGAGAACCTAACGACGAACAAGAGATTGAAATTGTAAGAGCATATTGGGAAAGAATAGAAGAATAAGAAAGATTAAGGTGAGTATATGAAAGCGTACAGAATTATTGACAGTAGAGAAAGAAACAGTAAGGAAGAGTTAAAACTTTATACAATCGGACAGATTAAGGAATTTTTTAGACCTGATAAGGAACTTGCAGAAGAGGACCCAGAGCAGGCATCCAAGTTTGAAAAAATTGTAGATATTAGCGACTTAGAAGATTATTTAACAGAGCAAGCCGCAGGAATGGCGCAGCCTTATAAGTTTGAAGAAATAGAAGTTGAAAGCCCAGAAGAGTTAGAACGAAAGAACAATATCTTGAATGACATTGATTCCCACGGGTTTATTAACAAGTGATTTAAAAATTGGAGGATAAAGGATTATGAGATATTTAACAGTTAGAAGAAATAAGAACGGAGAGCCAAATAAAACAGATTTAAAGAGTTTAGCAAAGTTCTTCACAAATGAAAATGCTGCAAAATATGCAGACTATGACAGTTATTTATTTGCAGTGGAAGAAACAAAGAACGCCGGCAAGGAATTTGTTGGATACACATTTAAAATAGCGACAAAGGCGGAGAAATCCGGCGGATGTGATTATTATTTTGGGGAAGTTCTTGATACTGGGGATAAAGTTGTTATATCTACGGAGAACGGATACGAAAATTTGGCACAGGCTTACAATAAAGCCTTAGAGATAATCAAGAAAGAATTTTAAATTGAATAGATAAAATTAAGGGGAGTGTTAAGCTCCCCTTTTTGTACGCCCTGCGTTGCGGTTTAAAAAATACAAAAAAGTATATTTCAATACATCCAATGTTGTTGTTTAAAAATACAGAATAGCGTATTTCAATACATTTTTGTTACTGTTTATGCTTAACATAATAAACAGATTTTTACATTATGTCAAGCTTAAAATTAAAATTGACTTTATAATATATTTATGCTATATTATTTTAATAATTAAATATATAAGATTTACACCCGATAATATTAATATTGTTATCGGGTTATTTTTATGTTATTAGTATATATTATAATAAGCTGGATAAGCTCTGGCAGAAAGGGGAACAGATGGAGAAAGTACAGGAAACACCAGACAGCGAAGAGATTTTCGAAAATGAGATTGATATGTATTTTAAGCGATTCTGCACAAACGAAAACATCGAAGATATGGCATCAGCTCCGCAATCTCTCTTTTATGCTGCTTTGATTTATGTATACAATAATACCTTTAAGGGTACTAATAGATTAAAATTAAAAGGTAAATTACAGGGATATAATAATAATAATTATAATAACCAGTATAGTAATATTAATAATAGTAATTGTAATAGTTATAATTATGAGTATCTTAATTATATAGCAGACTATTATATATATATGTGTTATAAATATGATAAAATATGCACTATATCAGGGTATTGTAAATTAACAGGTATAAGAGAGACTGTTATATATGATTGGGCTAATGAGAAGAGGGCGGCAAAACTAAGCACATCGGCTTACGATTTGTGGGAAAAATTATCAAAAGATTATGAATCTAGTGGAGAAGCTCGCCTTTGGTCCGGCAAGAATCCAATCGGACAATTAGCAGCTATGAATCATCATTTCACTTGGAATCTTCCCGGTGTTAGCAGAGAAAGCACCGCAAAGGTCATTAAGACCGCATCAGAGCTTCCGCAATTGAGCCAAAACAATACACAATTAACGGATAACCAGCAGATAAACGCTATAAACAATTCAGACACAATTTAAACAGCTTACAAACCGCTTAAATACTGGGTTTATGAGTGCTAAGTATTTATATAACGCTGATAAATTAAGGTTTATCGGCGTCATGGTACAGATGTAGTGTAAATTGTGTTAATTGTTTGAAATATCTGTACCAAGCAGACACAATTTTATAGATAGGGGCTGGGGGTTGTTAGCCTCTAGGATTTTGCCCCAACTAAGTCGCTCAAATATTCTCAAAAATAAAAAGGCTTATTATATTTATATATACGCATTTATTTATATATATATTTATATACCCAATAATTAATAACTTATTAACCCATATACAATAATTAATATATTTATTAATATAGCCTTAATAAACCCTATATAATTTAATCAATAATTACTGTACAAATCCTATAGATAGGTGTATAATAAACACAGTTAATTTAATTCTAAAGATTTTACAAACACACATCAGATACCGGTTATTCAATCGGGCTATTTCCAAAAATTTTTAAAATATAAAAAGAGGTTAGAAATGGAAGGCAATGAATATCAGGCTTTAGCTATGCGTACTAACGATAAAAAGGCTCATTATAGATTAAGTACTGAATTAACTGGCAAGCTTCCGCTTAGTCCTCTAACAGAAAACAATGCTAAGTGTAGCAACATAAATGACATAGCAGGACTTCTTAATGGTGTCTTAGGTTTAACTGGCGAAGCTGGCGAAGTATCAGACCTTGTTAAAAAGGGCGTATTCCACGAAAAAGGCATAGACCTAGAACATCTTAAGAAAGAGTGTGGTGATGTAATGTGGTACGTTGCTATGATTTGCGAAGCTTGCGGATTCAGTCTTGATGATGTAATGCAGACAAACATAGATAAGCTTATAGCACGTTATCCGAATGGCTTTGATTCTTACAGAGCTAATCATAGGCAGGCAGGTGATGTCTAATGCTTAAGCCAGAGGAAGATTGCTGTAATTGCTTGTATAAATTTAAAATGTGGTTTGAAACGCCTTGCAAAAATTGCAATGGTAATCCAGATACACATCCTAACGGCACAGATAACTTTGTAGAACAGATTGATAGCACAAATGATATTGCAGCACTCTTTGAAGATAAAGAGTAGCTTAATTGCCCCTTAGCCAAGCGGTCAAGGCATAAGATTTTGATTCTTACATCATCAGTTCGATTCTGATAGGGGTAGTTCGCAAGTACTTAATCGTTACTTGCTTCTTTGAACTTACTGGTTTGGTGGAATTACCATGACATTAAGTTCTTCTTTCATCTCATAGCAAGAGCTGTTAAGGACTGTCAGAAAGTCCGTGAGGTTTTGCTGTACGCTTAATTAGCTCAATACAGCATTAGCAGTTACAGTAGTAGTAATAGCGAGCGAAAGCACTATCTTAGAACATTATCAAGTCCTACTGCACGGGCTTATCTGTATTGCATCCAGCTTTTGCCAAGACCTATTATGTGAGTTCGTACCTCACACTGCTATTTAAAACTGACACTTTGCGATATATATCCCCAATCGTAACAATAAACTTAGCTTGATTGTTAAAACTTACAATAATCTCCGAAAGTATCTTATTACATTTCCCAACAAAGTGTCAGTTTTTTATTTTGCAGATATGGTGTAATGGTATCACAAGAGATTGCTAATCTCTCTAACGAGTAAAATCGTTATGCAGGTCCGATTCCTGCTATCTGCGCTAGTCGGTGTGTACTGACTGTTGATGTGTGACGGAATGGGTAAACGTTATTGCCGTAAGATAATTCGTTGAAACCGGCAACTTAGATGACGAGAGCCGCGACAATCATGTGTGGTTCAAATCCACACCACATCAATTACAACAAACTAGGTTAGCTACCGAAAAGCACTTCCGCTGTGCCTGTTTGTTGTTTTTATCAATTAAGCGGAGTATGTATCACAGGCATACATAAATAATATCAAGCGGAGGTATTCGATTATGGCAACAATTAGAGTGCATAAAACAAAAAATTACACGGTTATGAGTAATACTCATTTAAGGGATAAGAATTTAAGCCTGAAAGCAAAAGGATTATTATCTGTAATGCTTTCATTGCCCGATAATTGGGATTATTCAATAGCTGGGTTAGTTGCAATAAGCAAAGAGAATGAAACAGCCGTTAAGTCGGCTTTAAATGAATTAAAAGATAATAATTATGTTGCAGTTACCAAGGAAAATCCAACAAAAAGCAATGGCGGAAGAATAAAATACACTTACGAGGTTTACGAAGAACCGCATAAACAGAAAGTAGAAAAACAAGATATAGAAAATCTAGGGGTTGAATGTCAACAGGTAGAAAACCACAGACAATTAAATACTGATGAATTAAATACTGATGAATTAAATACTAATAAACAAAATACTGAAAGATTAAATACTAATAAGGACAATACATCAATTAACATTGATGGAGAGGTACATACATCGTTTTCAGAGAAACCGACGGCGAGAGCTGTCACAAGAGATGAAATGTTGCTTAAAGAAAAAGATATGGTTGATAGGTTCAGTAACATCTGTGACAGCGACATAGACAATTCAGCTATATGTGATTGTGTTAAAGACGGATTTAAGATGTATGTGCAGTTATATGAAATCTATTTCCATAAAGTACACCCAATACTTACAGATAAGACGTTAAAGAATGTATGTTCAGTCCTATCAACTATCACAGATACAGAACACGGACATTTCGACGCTGACGCTATATATGAAACAGACGATAAGGGCATTACAGTTTTACAGAGAATGATTAACGACCATTTCATCAGAGAACATAGAGAAAGCACCAACTACTCAATAACACATTTTGCCAATGCTGAATATCTTAGCAAGCTGGCAAATAGATTTATAGAGATGTAAAGGAACAATGTTTATGAAATTAATATTAGGCATAGTGTTACTGATATGGGTTTATTACAACATCAAATACATTGAAAGAGAAGATATATCTATTGCAACAGCTGTTAAAGAGGGAATGTCAATAATAATATATTTACTGACAGGTATATTGGCAATTATGATACAGAAAATGATGTAAAACAGACAAGGAGTGATTATTATGGCGGCAGGCGTACACCCACTAAACAAAGATAAGTTTTATGAAGCAATTAACCTGTACATATCGGGGCAGGCTTCACAGGTAAAGGCGGCAAAAGTAGCAGGTTGTAGCGTACCGACATTTAAGAAATACGCTAACAAGATATATGGCGGCGAGGAATTACCGGATAATTTATGGGGGAAGAAGTGATATGTGTAAGTTTTGCGAAAACATTTATACATCAGATTACAAAAACCCTGATTACAAAGATTATATATACAAGAGAGAAGATGGCGTATTTATTCACTTTACAACAGGCGATAGTTTTATGGATTTTGATTATAAAATCAATTATTGCCCTATCTGCGGTAGAAAGTTGGTGGAAGAATGAATGAAACTATTTTATATATTTCTAAATCAGAACAGGATATACGAAGCTTTCTGAAATATCTTCAATCAAAGCTAAAAGCAGAACAAAAGGAATGTACCCTAGATGAAAAACACAATATTTTAAAAGTCCCAAAATATTACGATATTGTCGGGAAGAGTATTCATGGAAATATGCTTGGGGTAGGCTACGGATATTGCAAATACTATTGTTTTTCGGGAGCGTATGATAGAAACAAATACAGCAATGCAGAAAATGAAAGGCTTAAAGAAATTCTTATGCACACAAGAGAGGGTGCGGAGAGAATATCGGGACTTGATATTTTATGTATGCTAGGGTTGACTTAAAAGGCGGTGGAAGAATGAACAATATGCATAAATTCAAAGTAGAACCAATAGAAGGGCACCAGAAATGTGCTAGAGTTACGATTGATGGTGAGCAGTGCTTATGTAGTTCGTATAAGATAGAACATTACGCCGGGAGCTTTCCAATGGTCAATATAGACCTTGTTGCCAATGTGCAATATGAGCAAGACGCAGAAATCAACATTGTAAACTTGCACGAAATAGCTTCACTGATGGACAAGAAAACATTCAAGGAGTTTTGCAGAATTTGGGAGGATATTCACGATGAAACATAACAAAGAATGGCACACTTGCGACAGGTGCGGTGCGGAAATAGAAAAGCCTAAAATATGGTATGACCGAATACTCCCTTATCTAAGAACTGTAAATTTAAAAAAGGCTATGTCTTTCAAGGAAATATCTACGGAAATTAAACAAGGGAGAATAGAGCCGGTCATAAGTGCAAATGGCATAGAAAACATCGTATTAGAAGAATACTATTGTACAAAGACAAAGCAAATTGACTTATGCCCTAAATGCAGAAAAGATTTTGAGAGGTTTATGAGGAATGAATGATTGTTCAAAATGTAAATTCAGCGAAGAAGATTATATTTTCGATGAAGAAACAGGAGACGAATACCCCTTTTACATTTGTAGCAAAGGAAACGACACAAGTTTAGATTATGAGTGTAAAGATTTTAAGGAATATAAGCCAAAGAAATATAAAGAAAAAGATACAAAGTGCGATAAATGTGAGCATCTTGAGATTTGCCTCGATAAGGGCAATGTTATTGATTGTAGGACAGTTTGCGATACAAGAAGTCATTATATAGCTGGCAGAATGGGGTGCGTTAAAAATGAATAATTGCAACTTAACCACTTGCCGATACAACAAAGATAATAAATGCACAAATAATGAAAAGAGAACGGAATGTGTTGAGGTATCTGGAAAAGTAATGGGTATTGATGTTTCTGTTGATGCAGTTAATGAGTACGCAAAATCAATCTTAGGAAGATACCCTAAAGACAATATGGAGTTTTCAAGAGCTTTAGCAATGAAAATCTTAGAGGAAACAAAATCATTAGCAAATGGCACAAAAAAGGAGTGAGGTTATGTTAATAGTTGCATTACAAGATGATGTAGATAATCTGTATGCAATATGGAATACAGTTACGGATAGGTTTTTTGGGTGTAAACCTCACGAGAGACTGGGCAATGGATGCGATAATACAATACAAGCATTGTTCTATAGCAGAAGCTAATTCAAGGCTGGATAATCCACAATCATTTTCTGATGTTGCTAAGGCTATTTGCAATAGCAATATTAAAAGTAGATTAGATGTGCTACGCACAAGATGTCACGAAAGCGCAAGAGACAGTTTTGATAAAGGCAATTACGGAATTTTGCATATAGTTACAGCAGATGAATTAAAATAAAAAAATTACCGGCTAACAATCAGAGTTAGCCGCTACCCTAAAACAATTATAGGCAGAGGTCTATAAGGCACTTCTGCTAAAAGGCGGAGGTGCTTTTCTTTATGGCTAGTCAGAGCCTTACTTCTACAGTTAATGGATATGAAAATTACATAAAGAGAAATGGAATAGATGAACAAGTAATTAATGCCTATGTAGACGCTTGCAGTGTAGCCATAAACGGCGAGAAAGATATTGAGTATGGACTACAACTTACCAAAAGGACAAAAGAGCTTATAGAGAATTTTTGCTTAGCCAGAACAGGCGGCACGATATGGGATTTAGAGAAGTATGCGTTTGCAAATAAAACGGAATATGAGCTGATTAATTGGTTTTACGATATTTTACTGATTGAAGCGCAAAACAAGGTTGTTGACAGTTTTTTTAGATACATAGAAAAGAAACGTGAACCTAAAGAAAGATTCTATATGCCAAGAAGAAAACAGTTTATCAAAATAGGCTTAATAGAAGCATTACAAGGCATGATTGATGATAAATATGATATTTTATGTATTTCTCTCCCACCCGGAACAGGAAAAACCACAATCGAAAAGTTTTTCCATTCTGCGGTTATAGGTTGGTACTCAAACGGATATAACCTTTTTTATTCACACAGCGGAGACATTACACGAATGTATTATGATGGAGTATACGATATTGTCACAAACGCTGACGAGTATACATGGGGAGAAGTGTTCCCTGGACTTGAAGTAACAAGTACAAATGCAAAACTTGAACAGTTTAACGTAGGAAAATATAAGCCGTTTCAATCTGTGCAATGTACATCCGTCGGCAGTAAAAATGCCGGTAAAGTCAGAGCCAATAAATTTCTGCTAGTTGATGATATGATAGGCGGCATTGAAGAAGCACTAAACCCAACCTATCTTGATAAATTGTGGGATAAATATGCAGTGGATGCACGACAAAGAAAGATACCGGACGAGGATGGAAACCCATGTAAAGAAATACATATTGCTACAAGGTGGAGCGTTAGAGACGTAATAGGACGTATTATACAAGCTTATGAGGGAAACAAACGAGTTAAAGTAATATCCGTGCCTGATGTAGACCCAGTAACAGGAGAAAGTAATTTTGACTTTGAATTTGGTGGCTATACAGTAAAGGATTTTGAAGATATTCAGCTACTTATGGATGAAATCTCATATCGCTGCCTGTATAAACAAGACCCTATAGAACGTGAGGGCTTATTATTCCCAGACGATAAAATCCGAAGATATCTCAATTTACCACACGGAGAGCCAGAAATTATCACAGCTCAATGCGATACAAAAGGAAAAGGAACAGACTATTTCGTATTACCTGTATTGCAAAAATACGGAGAAGATTATTACTGCGTTGATTGCGTATGTGACAACACAGCAGATTATGAAGAACAATACAGAAATGCCGCAGGTGTGCTTGTAAATAACAAAGTGCAAGAGTGCGAATTTGAGCGTAACGCTGGCGGAGATAGGGTTGCTATGGAAGTTAATAAGCGAGTTGAGAGTGTAGGCTGGATATGTAACATCACTGATACACCAACAGAAACAAACAAAGAGGCAAGAATTTTTCAATGTTCTAACTGGATTTTGCAACACATTATTTTTAAAGACTCATCACTTTACAAACCTAATGAACCATACGGAGTAATGATGTCACTTTTAAAACAGTATTCAGTATCAGGGAAGAAACAGTTAGATGATGTTCCAGATGTATTTTCAAATTTTGCATTGAGGATGACACAGGGTAATAGAGTAGCAAAGGTTGAAGCTGCTATAAACCCATTTAGGAGGTATTAATCTATTATGACAACTAAGGACTATCTGAATCAGATAAGTTATTACAACAAGATAATTGATAATAAATTGATAGAAATAACACAGTATAAAGAATTATCATACAGCATATCAGCGGTTGTTAATGAAGAAAGAGTTATGTCATCATCAGATCCAGACAAAACAGGTTGCGGATATGTCAGACTTGAACAAATGGAAGAAAACCTTGATAAGCTTATAGATAAATACATTGATGTAAAGAACAAAATAATAGAGCAGATAGAGCAGATAAACAACGAAGATTATTACACAGTATTGTTTCTAAGATATGTCAGAAAGTTTACATTTGAAAAAATTGCAAATGAAACAGACTGGTGCTGGCGGCAAGTACACAGAATACATGCTAAAGCCCTGCAAGCCTTTGAAGATAAATATGGAAATGAATATTTATAAAAGATGTCATAGAATGTCATATTGCACTAATGATATACTGTATCTGTAAGAAGTTACAAAGATGTTTTTCATAAACAAAACATTCCTTATCGAAAGCACCGTTGCTTAATTGTGATGGTGCTTTTTGTTATGCAACGAGGTAAAAATATGAATTTTTATATGAATAAAGATAAATCAATTATGTGTCCGAACTGCCATAAGTTTTTAACTAAGGCAGATAAGAAAGACCCACGCACACACAAACTAGCTTGCAAACATTGCGGCAAATGGATTTGGTATGTGCCGAACGATGATGATAATTTTCAAATTAAAGAAATACCGGATAGCAGAAGCTCAAGTGGTATGACATTTTATTAGGAGCAAGATATGAACACAATGTATTTTCAAGACCTTGTTAGAGGTTGTTATGGTAGAAAAATTGCATACACGAATGTAGATACAATAACTGCTAACAATGTTGTTAAGGTTATTGGAAGTACTATAGGTGTATTTAATTGGAATAAGCCAGTTATTAAGTATCTGTGGCATTACTACAAGGGCGACCAACCGATATTGTATAGACATAAGCTGACTAATGAAGATATTACAAACAAGATTGTTGAGAATCACGCATATGAGATTGTTCAGTTTAAGGTAGGACAGACGTATGGCGAGCCAATTCAGTTTATAAGTCGCAAAGATGATGAAACTATCAATAAATCTGTTGATACGCTTAATGATTTTATGGCAGATGCCAATAAGCAAGAGAAAGATATTAAAGCTGGGGAGTGGCAGTCAGCAACAGGAACATCATTCAAAGCAGTTCAACCTAAAAATGGAGATGTACCATTCAGAATTGTAGCACCTACGCCAATGAATACTTACGTTGTTTACAATGAAAGCACAGAAGAACCTATGCTTGTTGTACAGGAACTTAAAGACGAGAATGGAAACTGGTATAAGATGGCTTTTTCCGACACAATGTCTTTTAGAATTGTTGACAGCAAAGTAGTTGAAAGGAAACTGCATACATATGGTGAAATCCCTATTGTGGAGTTCCCTAATAACCACGAAAGAATATCTGATATTGAGCTTGTAATAGGTATGTTGGATGCTATTAATAACATGCAGTCTAACAGAATGGATAGTATACAGCAGTTTGTTGAGTACTGGGTTAAGTTTGTTAATTGTGAAGTTGACACAGAAACATTTGAAAAAATGAAAATGAACCACGCCCTTACAGTTAAATCTATCAACAAAGACAATAAGTCAGACGTTGAGATTATGACACAGGAGCTTAATCAGACACAATGTCAAGTTGCTAAGGATGATTTGCTCGATAATCTTCAAGCTATCCTAGCGATACCAAATAGAGAATCACAAAACTCTGGCGGCGATACACAGGGAGCGGTATCTTTGAGAGCCGGATGGGATTTTTCAAAAACTAGAGCAAAGCAAAAAGACCCTATTGTAAAATCCGCAGAGAAAAGGCTCGCGATAGTAACTTTGAATGTATTGCGATTAGCAGGGAATGATTTAAAACTATCGCCAAGAGATTTTGATGTACAAATTAATCATAGTCCATTAGATAATCTCTACACAAAGACACAAGCACTTGCACAAATGCTACAAGCGGGAATAAATCCAAGAATAGCAGTTGCAACGTGTGGATTATGGGGGGATGCGGAAAAAGTATCTTTACAATCACAACCATATTTTGATGTTCTATATAAAACAATAGATATGGTAAACGAAGAAATGAAAAAACAGTCAAAAAATAATCAACTTAATAATCAGCAAAATAAGGCAGTTATCGAATAATCGGTAGCTGCTTTTATTTTATACATTTTGCAACTATGCGGTAAATAGCAGAAGACACAGCAGGAGCGACCTGCGGTAACAAAAGCGTGTGTTTAACGGAGGTAATTATGACAAGAGAAGATGTATTAAAACTTTTCCCAGAGGCAACAGATGAACAGGTTACCAATCTTCTTAATCAGAACAATTCAGAAGTTGCTACGGAGAAAAACAAGGCAAAGCAGTACAAAGCTAAAGCTGACACAGCAGACGACTTACAGAAGCAGCTTGATGAAATACAGGCTGGCAATCTGACAGAGCTTGAAAAGGCAAATAAGGCATTAGATACAGCTAATCAGCAAATAGCAGATTTACAGAAATCTAATGCTATCAGAGACCAGAGGGAAGCAGCTATGACTAATTTTAAGATTACTGCTGAACAGGCAAAGACAGTTGTTAAAGATGATGGAAGCCTTGATTACACAGAGCTTGGCAGGATTATGTCCGAAAAAGAAACCGCTGCGGCTCAGGCTAAGGAACAGGAGATTGCAAAACATCAGGATATTCCGGGCGGCGGCAGTAATAAAGGCGGTGCAGACAATAAGACAAACGCTGAAAAGATAGCAGAAAGCCTTATATCTAACGCACCTAAAAACAATGATGTTTTATCACATTACATTCAGTAATAACAGGAGGTAAGAAATGGCAAAGGAAATGAATATGCAGTATGAAAAGACTCCATACGCAGGAGATGTTCAGATTTTAAAGAGAGAGCCTAACGAAGCAATCCCATTAACACTTGATTTTGACGGCGTGACAACTAAAAACGCACAGGGCAAGAGAATTGTCAAGGCAGGTACACCAATCGGAGCAACCGGCAAGGCTGACAATACAGCCACAGTAGTAGGCATTTTAAGGTTCGATGTAACAGAGGACAGACCACAGGGAGTATTGCTTAAAAAAGCATATCTTAATACAAAGGTGGCAGAAACACATTCTGGCATTACATATGAAGAGGCAGTTAAGACAGCTCTTCCAATGATTGTATTTGAATAATAACAGGAGGTAAACAGATGTTAATTAATGAAGTATTAGACAGTAAGTCTATTGCGTTATCGGCAACAGAAAACGCTAGCAATCAGATCCCTTATCTTGGTTTACAGTGGTTTCCTGAGAGAAAGAAGCAGGGGCTTGATTTAAGCTGGATTAAGACACACAAAGGACTTCCAGTATCACTTGCACCATCTAACTTTGATACAATCCCAACGCTTAGAGCTAGAGAGGGATTAAGCAAGGAAAAAACACAGATGGCATTTTTCCGCGAGGGAATGACAGTCGGTGAAGAAGAAATGCTTGAAATTGAGCGTATTCAGTCTGCGGATGACCCATATCTTGCTAGTGCTTTATCAAGCGTGTATGACGATACAAATAATCTTGTAAGCGGTGCAGAAGTTGTACCAGAGAGAATGAGAATGTCACTTCTTGCAACAAATGCAGGGCACCCGGTAATTGCTATCGTGAGTGATGGTGTTCAGTATGCCTATGATTATGACAAAGACGGCTCATACGCAAAAGACCATTACGCAAAACTTTCCGGCACAAGTATGTGGAGTGATACAACCAATTCAAAGCCACTTACAGACCTTAACAACGCAAGAAAGAAGTTGCAGAAGCAGGGCAAGATTGCTAGATATGTACTTATGAACAGCAATACATTCCAGTATCTGCTTGATAATGCACAGATAAGAAATTCGATTCTCGCACAGAACCTTACAGCAACTATTGAGGTTGATGATGAAACTGTTATTTCAGTAGTGCAGAAGAGAACAAAGCTCACTATCGTACTTTACGATAAGATGTACATTGATGATGATGGCAAGGAGCAGTACTTCTATCCAGACAATAAGGTTACACTTCTTCCAGAGGGCAATCTTGGTAATACTTGGTTCGGTACTACACCAGAAGAAAGAACAGCAAGACAGTTACCTAATGTCGATGTTACAACATACGGTGTAGGTATTACGGTTGCTACAAAGACAGAATATGGACCACCTATGAAGATGTCAACATTTGCTTCCGAGGTTGTTCTTCCATCATACGAGAATATGGATAGCACATTCGTATATGAGGTTCATAGCGAAGAGTAGGAGGTGCAACTATGAAATATCCATATATAGTAGTTCACAATGGTAAATGGTATAACGCAGGTGAAGAAGTTCCAGAAAACAATAATTCCGGAGCTTCTTTTGATTATAGCAAAACAACCATAAATCGTATGTCTACATCTGATTTGCAGGCATTTGCCACAGAACAAGGTATAGACAATGCAGAAGAACTTACAGGAGCAGAGTTAAAGAAGCTGTTAATTGAGAAATTAGGATTATAGGAGATAGTTATGGAATACACCACATTAGAACAGGTTAAAATCAGGCTTAAACAATTTCATATTGATACAGTCACAAATGAAGATGACACTACATCTGATGTGGTAGTGTTCGATAACAAAGAAGATAATCCGATAATTGAACAGCTCATTAAGCAAGCTACAGAAGATGTAAAGGCAAGAAGAAACTACCCCGACAGCTACACAGATGAAATGATAACCGATGATTTGAAGAAATTTGAAAGTGTTATTGTTAATCTTGCGGTCTATGACCATTCACAAGCAGGCGAAGCATTTATGGCAAGTTACAATGAGAATGGTGTAAACAGAACTTGGAGAGACAGAGATAGCTTATTTGTTGGGGTATTTCCATTTGCTAAAGTATTATAGAAGATTGTGCGTTAGCATTTTGCTGATGTCAGCAATATGTTAGCAGGCGGCACACATTAAGGGTGGTGGGCGGTGTGCCTATTAATAATTATAGGAGATATAAAATGAAAGAATTTTTATTACAGACATATACAATAATATTACCTATCGTATTAGGTTATATTGTCTGGCTCCTTAAACAGCAAAAAAAGGACAAAGACGCCAATAGCAAAGGTACAATGTTACTTTTGCGTGTACAGCTTATCGAATACCACGATAAGTATATGAAACTCGGTGAAATACCATCCTATGCTTATGACAATTTTGTTGAAATGTATAACGCATATCACGCATTGGGCGGTAATGGTATGGTAACTAAAATGTATAACGAAATACAGGAAATTCACTTAAAGAATGGAGGTAAAGATTAATGGATATAACATCAGTATCAACAGTAGTTGCAATCGTTGTTATCACTTATTTGATTGGTTATGCGGCTAAGCAGATACCACAGGTTAAGGACAATTACATTCCTATAATCGTAGGCGTTGCAGGTGCTATCTTAGGCGTTATCGGTATGTATGTAATCCCAAATTATCCGGCAAATGACATTCTTAATGCAATCGCAGTAGGAATTGTGTCCGGACTATCAAGCACAGGTGTTAATCAGATTTACAAGCAGGTAAAGAGCAATGCTTGACATTAATAAGCAGGCTATGAAGTATTCACTTCAAGGACAAACTGTTACTATCTACGAAAGAGATGATGAGGGCAATATCCTCTATGAAGGATACACCGACACAGAAGGTAATTTTATTCCTTATCTTGATGATGAGGGAAATAAGATACCTAAAGTCCTTAAAGAGAAAACAGGCTTTTCAGAGCCGGTTGATTTTAAAGCTAACATATCATTTAGCGGTGGAGAAGCGCAGACCAAGGAGTACGGCTTTGATACCGCTGATTTTGATGCTATTTTACTGACAGATAGGAATATGTTACCTATCCAAAAAGGCGACCTTATATGGCTTGATAGCAAGCCTACATACACATCTGACAGCCTTGTTGATGAAACATCGGCAGACTTCACGATTGTAGGCATTAAGCCAGCATTGTATTCAACTAAGTATATGCTTAAAGCAGTTGTAAAGTAGGTGCATTATGGCGAGACATACAATTAATATATCCTTGTCTGAAAAGTCCGTAAATGAAGCTATCAGACAGCTACAACAGTATAAGAACTGGCTTATCAAAAAAACTTCACAGCTTGTCAAAGAACTTGCAGAAGTCGGAATTCCTGTCATTGATGAAAATATGGCAAAAGCAAGTTATACATATGATGAAAAAGGTGTTCGTAGTGGTTCAGATACAAGCCATCACAGTTATGTTGAAATAAAATCCGCAGGAGAATATGTTGAAGCAAAATTAATTGTAGAGGGCAAAGAACTTATGTTTATAGAGTTCGGTGCTGGCGTTTACTACAATGGAGAGGCAGGAAACAGCCCACACCCTAAAGGTGTTGTTAATGGTATGATTATCGGCTCTTATGGCGAGGGACACGGCGTACAAAAAGTGTGGGGCTACTATGACGATGACGGAAACTTAGTTCTTACACACGGCGTAGAAGCACAAATGCCTGTTTATAAGGCTGATATGGAAATCATACAGAAATATGTTGAGGTAGCAAGGAGGGTGTTTAGCTAATGGCGGATGCAAACGATTGGGCGATAGACCTTGAAAACACAGTCACAGCACTTGTCAAGGCTAAAACCCTAACACAATTAAAGAAAACATACCCCAAAATAGTTATAACAAATGAGGGAGAAAACAGCGGTCAAGCAGTATTCCCAACAGTATACATTCATTTACTACCGGCAGTTGAACAAGGGCAAACACTTGACGGACAGACAATTAACGCATTGTTAGCAACATTTCAAGTAGATGTTACCACTAACACAAGCAAGTCTGACTGTCGCAAGGTTATGGCAACGATTACAGATGTATTTAAGAAAATGAGATTTCAAGGCACATCAATGCCGGAATTTTCAATTAGCAACAAAGTACACAAGAGTACCGCTAGATTCAGACGAATGATAGCGGCAAATGACAGATTAATGTAACAAAGAGCAGAAATGCTCTTATTTTTTTGCAAATTTTTAGGAGGTAGACAATGGAAGATGCAGTAGCAGGATTAAGTACACTGGGTGTTACTTTCTCTTATGGAGTTGAAACAACAGCAGGCACAAAGCCAACATCATTCAAGTTGCTTACAAGAATTAACTCTATTGACGAGATTACAGTAACACCGGAAGCAATAGATGCTTCGGCACTTGAGGATAAGCAGACAAGAAACATTGCAGGCAGAGATACAGTTACAGATACAGTTGCAGTTACAGTTAACAAGACGGACGCAACAATTAAGGAATGGAAAGATGTTATCACAGCTTACAATGAATTGACTGGTGGCAAGAGAATGTGGTTCCAGGAAATCACACCAGGCATTACAGATGCAGAGTTCTTTGTGGCACAGCCACCATCAAAGTTACCAATTACAAGTAAAGAGCAGAACGGACTCCTTACAATGGCTATCAACCTTATTATTGAGGATATGATAGGAACAGATACAGCAGTTGTCCCAACATCGGGGGAATGATGAGCTATTCGACTAAATCTAAAAAGGCTGTGTCGGATAGCGTAGAAAACGCCAAAACAGCCGACTACACATCATATCTTAATGGTGTAACAGAATAATTATTTAAAAAGGTAGGTGCGGTGTAAAATCCGCACCTTTCCCTATATGGTGATAGGGTGGGAAAGGGTAAAAATTATGATGAATATTAATGTAAACGGAAAAGAATACAAAGTTGAGTTCTCATTCGGTGCAGCAGAATGTAAAGAGATAGTGCAGAAAATGTTTTCTGTTGTTAATGGTTCTTACTTACTTGCACAAACAGATAAAAGTGTTGCACAGGCTTCCTTTGATGGATTAGCAAATATGACAGCAGATGTGCCGGAGATTTGCATTTTAGCCATTTACGCAGGCTGTACTGATAATAACCCTGTAACTATGGATGAAGCAAAAGAACTTACTAGAGCATATATTACAGAAAAGAGAAAGACAGATAAGAGTTATGGATATAGAACATTGTTTGAAGAGATAAAGAAAGCGATGGAAGACGATGGTTTTTTCGAGTTGAGCGGAATAACATCGATGTTAGAGGAAATGGCGAACAATGTGGAAGAAGCAACGCAAGAGCAGAAGAAACCGACAGTAGTTCCACAAGACCACAAGAAAAAGCAGACTTCCACAAAATAATCTGGGAAGAATACTTTGTCTTAGCCAGTTCACTAGGCGTTAGTTATTCAGACTTTCTAAAAATGACACCTAAAAAACTATGGGCGGTTGCAGAGGGCAAGAAACTTGAAAGACAACGAATAGATTCAGATATATGGCTTGCAGTAGGTAGTTACATACTTCCAGCAATCAAGATAGGTGTTAGGAGTGGTGCTTGGGGCAAGGGCGAACTTGAATACCCGAACAAGCCTATTTACAGCGATATTAGCAAAAAAGAAAATACCGAAGATGAAATACAAAGAAAGAGAGAAGAGTTTGTTCTGGATATGAAAATACGCAAAGCAAACTGGGATTTAGCACACCCTAAAAATGATAAGCTGGAGGTATAAGCGTGGAATTAGATTCATTAGAAGTTAAAATTACCGGTACTGCCACTAAAGCTATCAATTCTGTTGATAAACTGATAAATCAGCTTACAAGACTGTCAACATCACTTGCGACTGTAAATGGTTCATCACTAAGTAGCCTTGCGAGTGGTGTTAGTCAGTTAGGTTCTGCTATGCAGAATATGAACGCAGGAACAGCAGATTTTACAAGACTTGCCAAGAATATCACAAAAATAGGTTCTGTTGATTCAACCGCACTTGCTAATACAGCTACATCACTTCAAGCTGTCACAAAGGCAGTTGCAAGCATATCAGCTATTCCGCAAAATGCAACACAGGTCACAGAATTTGCAAAGTCACTTGACAAGCTAGGCAGTAAAAGTATTGAAAATGCCACAGTGAATATCCCTAAACTGGGTAATGCACTGAATGGCTTAATGACCACATTATCAAGAGCACCTAATGTAAGTAGTAATGTTATTGCTATGACTAACGCATTGGCTAATCTTGCTAGTCAAGGTAGCAAGGTGGGTACTTCTTCAAACTCACTTCAAAAGTCGCTGTATGGAGTATCTACAAGCGCTAGGACAGCAACTAGAAGTAGTTGGAGTTTGGCGAGTGCAATAGGTAAGTTTTATGCCACTTATTTTATGGTAATTCGTGGCAGTAAGAAACTTATAGAAGCTATAAAATCAACAACAGATTACATTGAAGCGTTCAACTATCAAGCGGTTGCGTTTGGCAAGATTGGTTCAGAATGGGATAAGGATTACGAAAAGTACGGATATGATAACGCAACAGCATATGCAGAAAGTTTTCAAAACAGAGTAAATGATACTCTTGGAAAACTATCTGGCTTAAAAGTCAATGTTCAAGGCGGCTTGCTTGAAGAAAGTGGAGCAAAGAACTTAGGACTTAACATACAAGAGATAACACAGTACGCTTCACAGTTGGCTTCTGTTACTAATTCGTTAGGACAGACAGGTGAAGCAACAACGGCTATAACAAAGTCAATGACAATGCTTGCAGGCGATATAAGCTCACTTTTCAATGTGGACTACTCAACAGTAGCACAGAACTTACAAAGCGGCTTAATCGGTCAATCAAGGGCATTATACAAGTATGGTATTGATATTACTAATGCTACATTAGCGACATACGCTTATAACTTAGGCATTTCTAAGTCGGTGTCTGAAATGACACAGATGGAAAAGCAACAGTTAAGAGTGTTGGCAATATTAGACCAAAGTAAAGTATCTTGGGGCGATTTAGCTAATAAACGGAAGAAAGTTAATGACATAACTTATCTTCCAAGTGTTGCATAAGAATGGAAACATCTTATGGCAATCGGGCAAAATCGGTGAAGGCTAAAGTTTTCAAAACGAGCAATTTATGGTATAATATAAGTATGAATAAAGTTTATATTATATACAAAGCAACTAATAAAATCAATGGTAAAATATACATTGGAAAAACTTATAATCTTGAAAAAAGAAAGAAACAGCACATTGACGATATAAACAATGGCTTACCTTTTCACAATGCATTAAAGAAGTATGGTATTGATAACTTTGAATGGGAAATAGTTGATAAAGCAGATAGTGATTCTGAAATCAGAGAAAAAGAAATACAATGGATCAAGAAGTGCAATTCTTGTATATCATTCCCAAACTCAAACGGATACAATATCACACTTGGTGGCGAGGGTGGAATATCTTGGAATTCAAAGCCTGTTCTTCAATATGACCTTAATGGGAATTACATTGACGAGTATATAAGCTCATCACATGCAAGCGTTGTAACAGGTTTACAAAGACATGATATATCTAATTGTGCAAAAGGCATAGTAAACCGTTCAGGTGAATATATGTGGCGTTATAAAGTTAGTGAAAACATTCCTAAAAAGATTGCTTCTTACTCAAAGAAAGCAAGTGCAAGGAAGCGTGCTGTAATGCAACTTGATAAAGAGGGGTTTGTTCTTAACATTTTTGATTCATTAACACAAGCAAGCCAAAAAACATCAACGCCAAGAACAAGCATATCTTTTTGCTTAAGTGGTAAATATGGAACAGCAAACAATTATGTATGGATATATGCTGATGAGTACAATCCAAACAAAGATTATAAGTATAATGGTATAAAAGAGGGAAAGGGCATTTATCAACTTGATAATAATAGAAAAATCGTGAACCACTTTAATAATTGCACAGAAGCGGCTAGATATATGAATGAACCCGACAAAGTGCATAAACAGATTCACAAGGCTATCAAGACAGGAAATAAATGCAGAGGATTTTATTGGATTAAAGCTGAAAACTATGCTAATACCGAGATAACTCAATAGATTACGAACAGGCTATTGAGTATCGTAACGAGTAGGAATTGAATAAATATAACATTCCCAAGAGTGTCCGACACTACTGTATATAGGACAGTATGAGGTGGAAGTGGCTACCACCAAACCAAACGTAAAAACGTGGGTGATAATGTACTCTGAACTTATAGGAAACTATAAGAAGTATGGGATAAAGAGCCTATACGATAACAAATTTGACAATCAACTCCCCAAGTAATATGTTACGCCAGTTCAGCAACAATATGAAAGAAGTCGGAATGGTAGCAGGACAGCTGTTTATCCCAATTCTTTCAAAGGTTATGCCAATAGTAAACGGAGTAACTATTGCAATCAAGCGACTTCTAGTAAACCTTGCAAGCCTTATGGGTGTTAAGATTGACTTTGAGAGCTTCGGACAAAGTGGCTATAAAGATACATCTGACGGCTTGGAAGATATTTCAGATGGATACCAAGATGTAGCTGATTCAGCTAAGAAAGCTACACTATCCCTTATGGGATTTGATGAAATAAATAAATTACAAGATGATACAAGCTCAAGCAAGGGTTCAAGCGGTGGCGGCGGTAGCAGTATTGATTTGACAGATGATATTAATAAGGCGGCGGCAGAATATGAAGCGGCTTGGAATAAAGCATTTGCCAATATGGAAAATTCGGCTATTGCGTGGGCTGATAGGATTGATAAGGCACTTGAGCCTGTTAAACAGATTTTTAAAGATTTTGCGGTTGGTGATTTCTTTAAGGCAGGGCAAGATACATCTAACCTTGTGGCAGGAATTTTTAATTGGTTTGCAGATGCAATAGATAAAGTCGATTGGTACGGAATTGGCAGAAAGATGGGTGACTTTTTAGCTGGTATCAACTGGACGGAAGTATTTTCAAGTGTAGGTCATTTCATATGGGAGGGCATAAAAGCAGCTATTGAGTTGTGGAGTGGCTCTTTCACGTCAGCACCTATTGAAACTACAATCATAACGGCACTTGGATTTATGAAATTTAGTGGCTTAGGAAAGATTGTAGGTGGGAAAATATCTGACGCATTAAGTTGGAAAACAGTTAAGACAGGCTTAAAAACATTAGGTGGTAAAGGCGGTTTAGCAGAGGGAATAAACACAATGCTTACTACTGACTTATCTACCATAATGGGTGCTGGAACTGCCACAGAAATAGGCTTAACAATCGGCACAGGTATTATAGGCGGCATTGGTGCGGCTATTGGTGGTTTTAGCTTAGGAAACAAGTTAAATGAAGCACTAACAGGCGAGAAGATAGACATGTCAATGTTTGACCAATTAGCGTATCTTATAAAAGCACCATTTGAAGATTTACCTAGCTTTGTTGACGGAGTGATAGAAACTATCACATTCGGACATAAAGATGATATAGCAAAGTGGTGGACTACAAGCGTTGCACCATGGTTTACTAAGTCAAAATGGGGAGAGCTTGGCGATAATGCTAAAACTTCATTAAGCAATTCTTGGAGCAGTTTTTCAAGTTGGTGGGGCAATACAGCTATTGTAGGTTGGTGGAATAATAGCGTAGCACCATATTTTACAAGAGAAAAATGGAACAACTTAGGCAATAATATTGAAAACAGCTTATCTAATTCTTGGAATAGCTTTTCAAACTGGTGGGGCAATACGGCTATTGTAGGTTGGTGGAATAATCATGTTTCACCTTGGTTTACGGCAGATAAATGGCGCGATATGGCAAACGGAATAATGCAAGGACTTCAAAATACGTGGTATAGTGTTCTTAATTGGTGGGATAGTAAACCGGAACTTCACAGAATATCAGTTGCGATAGAAGATTTCTTTGGCTATATACGTGACTTGTGGTATGATTTAAAAGACTGGTGGAGTGACTTATCACTTAGATTTCCTCATATTAAAATGCCACATTTTAGCATTGAGGGCGAATTTAGTCTTATGCCTCCAGAAGTACCTCATATTGGTGTTGATTTTTATGCAAATGGTGGATTCCCAAACAAAGGACAGTTATTCGTTGCTAATGAAGTTGCACCCGAAATGGTTGGTACTATGGACGGAAGAACAGCAGTAGCCAATCAACAGGAAATTACAACAGGTATTGCTAATGCAGTTTATCCAGCGGTTTACAATGCTGTTAGGGCGGCTATGGCAGAAAGTAGCAATAATATCAATGTAACGCTACAAGGCGATGCAGAAAATTTATTTACAATGGTACAAGATAAAGCTAATAACTACACAGCAATGACAGGCTTATCACCTTTTCCATATTGATAAGATAAACGTATTGTGTTATCCTTTTACTATACATAAAAAAACAAAGGGGTAATACAATATGGCAGAAAAGAAAGCGAAGAAAAAAGACAGTAAGCTAAGCATAGCGGCGGCAGTAACAGCACTATTTATATTCACAATCCCAATAGGCTTTATATTGGCTATTGTGGACTTAATAAAAAGCAAAGGCGATAAGTCACAAAGACATTTAGGTTCTTACTTTGCAATAGTATCGTTTGTGCTATTTCTGATAGTTGCTTTTAGCAACGGAAGTGGTAACAGCAGTAACAATAATAGTAGTACTGTAAAGCAGTCTAGCACCACACAGCAAGATACAGATATAGCAAGATATGGCGATACAACACTTAAGTACCTTAAACACGAAATAATTACAGATAGCAATAATAGAGAGGTTGTTGTTGTCTATTTTGAATTTACAAATAATTCAAAAGATAACGAGGCATTTGTTTACAACTACAATGTTACTTGCTTTCAGAATGGCAAGGAACTTGACTATCCGCTAGCTAGTTTTGATGTTGACGAATACAACAATGCGGCAAGAGAATTACAGACAGGTGCGAATATTACAGTTGCAAGGATATACATACTAGAAGATAAGAGTGACGTTAATTTAGAAGTAACCCCTTGGGGTTCAAACAAGAAGCTTCTAAATCTGACATTAAAAGTAGAATAAAAAAATCAGAACAAGTTGGGTAGACCTGTTCTGATTAGCACGTATGAGTGAATGTAAATTAACTCATACCAATAATAACAAATAAATAGCAAAATGACAAGGACATTTCACTTAATTGTGAGGTGTCCTTTTTGTTACCCATTTTTAGGCAGAAAGGGGCGATTGAATGATAAGTGCTGTAATTATCGAGGGAGTGACATTCCCAGTAGCTTACAACGGCTACACATACAGCAGAAACAAGATATGGTCTAAAAATACTGGAAGAAACGACTATGGAGAAATGGTAGGAACAATTGTGGCTATTAAAGACAAGATAGAACTACAGCTACCGCCGCTCACAGGAGAGCAGACAAAAGTACTTGATGATGTAGTGAGCGACATAAATAACCCATTCCCAACAGCACAAGTCCTGTTTTTAGGCGGTCAACAAAAAGAAATGACAATCTATACAGGAGATGTGACATATCCGTATCTCACAAGAGCAAAAAATGAGGACGGATTAATAGTCGGAGCAAAATTAAGTTTAATTCAGAAATAGAAAGAGGTTACACATGAAACTTAAAACAAGTGAGTTAATAGACAGATTTCAGAGTTTGAGCAACATATCACATGACAAGACTACAGGTAGAATTGCTATGGCTGTTATGTGCAATATTAAGGCGTTGGAAGAACTGTACAAGGCAACGCTACAGACTATAGAAGATACTAAGGTCAAGTATGCAGATAAAGACGACAGCGGCAATCCGGTCGTCAATGATAATCAGTATCAGATTACATCAGAGAACTTAAAGAAGTTACAGGAAGAACTACAGGAAATCAATGAACAAGAGATTGAAGCACCTGACATGACAATGCTTCCTATGGACGCATTCGACAAATGCGAAGAGATTACACCAGCTAAACTGTACTCAATCGAGTTTATGATAAACCATTAATTAATCAATAAAGGCGGTGTAGAATGAAGATATTAGACACAGCTATAACGGAAATTGTTAAGGGGAATAGCGCAAGGTACTATTCTAAGTACATTGTCGATAAAAAAGAATATACCAACACGCTTAACAAATTCAATTTCCAAAACATAATAAATCCCAATAATGAAATTACGATAGGTAACACTTGTGCAAGCAGTGTTACCTTTTCTATTTATATGCCACAAGTAAGTCTCGAAAATAAAGAGATTACTATATATGAGGGCGTAAAAGTTAGTAACGAGATTAAGTATATTAAATTAGGAACATTTACAGTCAGTAAGCAGACAAGCAATGGAGAATACACGAGTTACGAAGCCTACGACAAAATGTATAAGGCTGACATGCCGTATTCGTCTGATTTAGTATTTCCTAGTACAGATAAAGCTATCCTCACTGAAATATGCGGTAAGCTAGGCATATCATTAGCAACAGATATAGTTACAGCGCACACTGTTAGCGACAAGCCACAAGGTTATACCTACAGAGAAATTATCGGCTATATGGCTATGTTACAAGGCTGTAATGCGGTAATTAATGCTGATGGCAACCTTGAATTAAGATGGTATAAAGACAGTGGCTATGTACTTGACGGACATAAGTATTATCAACAAGGCGTTACCTTTACGACATCTAAGGATTTCATAATACAAAAACTGACATGCAACAATACGAAGTCAGGCGACAAGGAAACTAGCACGATTACCAGTGGTAGCGGTGCAACAGGACTTAGCTTTGCTAACCCATTTATGACACAAGCAATCCTTGATGAAGTCTACAAAAAGATAGGCGGTTTTCAGTTTAGACCGCTTACAGTTAAGTTTGTCGGTGATTACCGACTAGAAGTTGGTGACATTATAACTGTCAACAAGGGTGGCGTTGATTACAAAGTACCTATTATGCAGATAACCCATGAATGTGACGGCGGCTTAATGGACACAGTTACATCTATAGGTCAATCTGACACAGAAAACAGCAATATCGCCAGCGGTCCGATAACAAAGCAAATGGAGCGTTACTACGCAAATTTATTAGTTGTTAATAAGGCGTTAATCAATAAGCTAGATGTAGATACAGCCAAGATTACTTATGCAACAATAACAAATCTCACAGCCGTAAAAGGCGATGTTGATTACTTAAAGGTAAACAATCTTACAGTTGACAAGGCAAATCTTTTATATGCTTCTATAGAACGAATGGAAGTTGTCGAGGGGCAAATCCGAAACCTTAATGTTGATGATTTAAAAGCTAAAGTCGCAAATATCAATACACTTATGTTCGGTTCTGCATCCGGCGGAAGTCTTACGACGGAGTTTAGCAACAGCATTGTTGCAAATATCGGTGATGCGCAGATAAAGTCGGCGATGATAGAAAGTATAGCCGCAGATAAGATTACAAGTGGGAAGATTTATACAAACCTTGTTGAAATTCTAAGTGAAAGCGGAAATCTTGATATAGCTGACAATACGATACAGATAAAAGATGATAACAAAGTTACAAGGGTTCAAATCGGTAAAGACGCCACAAATGACTACAATATATACGTCTGGGATAAATCCGGCAACTTGATGTTTGATGCTTTAGGTTTAACCGAAAACGGCGTAAAACGTGAGATAATCCGTAATGACATGATAAAGGAAGATGCAAATATTAATGCAAGTAAGCTAGATATAGAAAGCCTTTTTAGTGTCATTAATGAAGACGGCAGTCACACGCTGAAAAGCAGTAAAATTTATGTGGATGCGAACAAACAGACGCTTGATGTTGCGTTTAAGAACATGACTACGAATGTTACGAATTTGCAGAATACAGTGACGACGCAGGGAACACAGCTCACTGCTGTGCAAGGACAGATTTCAAGTAAGGTTTGGAAGCAGGACATAACTACTGCGGTTAATGATATTCAGATTGGTGGAACAAACTTAATTCGTAATAGTAATTTTTTTCAGAAGGATGCTTATTGGGCATATGATACAGGTACAGGTACAATTATATCAGATAATAGTGTAATTGGTAATGTATTAGTTTTTAAACCTACTGGTGGTTACTTATGTGTTCTTGCAAATACTCGGAATGTATGGGTTGCTAATGAAATCTATACTGTTTCGTTTTGTGCTAAAGCTTCTGTTGCAAATACTACAATTACTCCAAGCCGTAGTATGGCTGATAGCGCAAGTGCAGTTACACTAACAACTACGTGGAAAAGATATACTGGAACTATTCGCTCAACAGCAACGAGTGATTCAGGGACACTTTCTTTTAGCGTTAATAATATAAATGCAACTTACTATATTGCAGCAGTAAAGCTGGAAAAAGGAAATAAGGCAACAGATTGGTCGCCAGCACCAGAAGATGTAGATAGTTCTATAAGTACTGTAGATAATAAGGTAACAACTGTAAGCAATCAGTATACAACTCTTAATCAGACTGTTAATAGTATTTCAGCTACAGTTAATAGTCACACTTCACAAATTGCTACAAAAGCAGATAACAGCACTATAACAACAATTAACAACAAGGTTACATCTTTGACATCTGATTTAAGTGGGTTTAAGACTACTGTCAGTAACACATATGCAACAAAGAATAGCTTAAGTAATTACGCAACGACAACTGCTATGAACTCTGCTATATCTCAATCTGCTAATAGTATAACTCAATCGGTATCTGCTACTTATGCGACAAAAAGTAGCCTTTCTTCTTATGCAACTACGGCTAGTTTATCTGCTTATATAGCTAAAACTGATACTGGTACGCTTAAAAGTTGTATTGAAGCTATTGCAGATACCATTAATATAACTGCCCGAGGTGGGCTTAATCTTTCTGGTAATAGATTTACGTTAAACAGCACGAATACCAGCATTACAGCGGACGGAACTATAACTTGCAAAAACTTTGTCGGAAACGGCGGTACAATAGGCGGTTGGAATATCAATTCCACTTCTATTTACAGCGATTACAAATACGACCCTAGTGTGGGCTATGGCTTATACAGAGTGTCGTTGAATAAATCAACAGGAAGCGATTCAAAGGTCATGTCTGTCAGAGCTACAGTTAAAGATAATGTGTTTAACTATCCGTTTTATGTTAGAAGTGACGGATACTTATATACAGTAAAAGGACAAATTAGTGGATTCCAATTTGATTCAAACAAGATGTCAAATACAGTTTCTATATATTTACTACCAGATAAAGATGTGTTACATACCTTGCGAAATGCCATTGTAAACAATACAACATCGCAACTCGCATTAAGTCAATACGACCTAAATGGAAGTGGCAAAGTTGATTTGACTGATTTTGTAGTAGCGAAAAATTATGTTTTAGGAACGCAGACAGAAACTGATTTTAGTAAGTGGAAGTATGCAAAAAAAAGTGACATAACATATAAGCTTAACCCTTCTGACGTTAAGAACGCTTTGAGTATTTCGGGTACGGATGTTTGGGGCAAAACAAGGCAAACTACATTAGGAATAGGCACATTGTATAGCAATGAAATCAGTTGCGATAATTTAATTGTTAAAGACCCTGTAGACTATTCAACTTTTAACACATTTTTAAATACAATAAATGTCAAAGAAACATCAACATCAATAGATTTAGAAAACTTTGTACGCAACTACACTATCAAAGGCAATGGAATGTTAGTTGTCAATATATCAATTTGGACGGACGTTAAAGACGATTACGGAACTACTACGGCAAAAATATACATTGACGGAAATTGTGTTATGAATAACCGCAACAGATTGGCAAATAGCCACCCGTCAGAACTTGCAGGCGGTGCTACATTTGTTTGGTGGTTTAATGACAATGCAACGCACAGAATCAAACTTGAAGCTGGTTCAACTAAAGAGGGCACAAAGACTTATACACAATCTATTCAAGCGCTTTTTGGATTACAAATATCAACGTAATACAAATCAAATGGAATCGGATATTAGCAATTAAGGACATCTTCGGGTGTCCTTTTTTAATACAAATTAGGAGGTAAAACACAATGTTAGACATCAACTCATCAATTCAGAAAAACGGAACACTTTCTGTTCAAAATTCAGACGGAACACTTAAACAGGTGGCTTATCTGTCAGCTACAATCAGCGAAAGTGGCACAGTTAGTATGTCAGCCAGCTTTAATGATTTTGCGGCATACTTAGCAAATGATACAGCACTAGACAGCGAGCTTAAGAGCTTTATTGATGGTGTTAAAAACACTTACAAGGCAACATACAGCACAGAAGATAACACAATTAGTTCAGATGTAAATATAACAGGAACAGTAGAAAGTGAGGTATTTTAGCCATGATTAAATGTGGAGATTTTTCAGCGTGGAATGGTGATGTTAATTGGGATATGGTTAAAGCGGCAGGACTTACTCATGCTATCCTTAAGGTTATCAGACGTGATTTTGACCCAGATAAGCAGTTTGAAAACAACTGGAAAGGCTGTCAGTTAGCAGGTGTACATATCTGTGGTGTATATAACTATGTATACACGCCGACAGTAGAAGAAGCTATTGCGGCGGCTAAAAGAGTATTAGAGGTGCTTGACGGACGTAAGGTAACTGTCTGGATGGACGTTGAAGATGAATGTATGCGGAACTTAGGTTCAGAACTTATCGACATTATCAAGGCTTACAAAGAGGTTATCGAGAGTGCAGGTTATCAGTTTGGTGTGTATACTGGCTTATCATTCTATGGCAGTTACATCAAGCCATATACAAACCCTAGCGACTTAGATTGTCCGTTCTGGATAGCACGTTACTACTTAGGATATGATGAAATGCAGTTAAATGATGATGTTAACGCAGATAAGACACCCAGTATCGACCATTATCTTGCGGGGTGGCAGTATACTTCTAGCGCAAGAATTGACGGTGTAGATGGAGTTTGCGACTTATCAGAATTTTATGGCTTTCATAATGATGAAGATAATACAGAAGATAACAGCGAAGAAGACAATGCAGAGGATAACACAGATGAACACGTATATGCTACATATGCCGCTTATACAGATAGGTGGTGGGGCGAAGTAGAGGATAGAGAAGATTGGGCTGGTGCAGGCGACAATAAAGCTATCACAGCACTTATTGTTAAGGTCAGCAGAGGTTCAGTTAAGTACAGAGTTCACTTAAAAGGTGGCGATTGGCTTCCTTATGTTACTGGCTTTGATTATGATGATTTTGAGAATGGCTTTGCAGGTGACCAGCGTACACCAATAGATGCCGTAGAAATCATCTACTATACACCAGAGGGTGAGCCTTGGAAGTATGCTAAGTATATGGTATCTGTATTCAACAACCGCAACTTCTATCCAGAGCAGATAGACGATGAAACATCGAATGGAATGGACGGATATGCAGGTGTTATGGGTAATGCAATCGACAAGTTCCAATTAGTTGTCGAATAGTGTCAGAATTACACGACCGAAAGTGTTTGAAATATACTAACGATAAATGTATAATAAACTTGTCTTTGAGAAAAGACCCTTAAACATTTTCAAGTTCTGGCAGGCGATATTGTTTGATTGGCGTTGGCAATATCGCCGCTACACTTGACACGATAGAACGTGCGTTCTATAATAATTGCATCGTCACAATAGTAAAAGAGGGGAAGTGCGAATGTGAATAACAATGATTACAAAAAAGAAATTATTGAAATAGTAGAAAATACCAACGATAATGCAGTATTAGAGTATATCTATAAAATAATAGCAGATATAAAGAAAACTAGTGCAACATAATGTTGCACTAGTACACTTGAAAGAATAAAAGCTTTTATCGCAATTTCATAAATCGTGAGTATTAATTAAAGTTCATCATAAGCAAGTAATCCGAGCTTAGTAATAGTTACATCTTCAAGGGTTTGGGTGATGTAGCCTTTACTACTAAGTTCTTTCATAAATGGCAACATTGAAATCATATCAATGCCAAGACAATTAGCAATGTCGGCATAGTTAGTGTTGCCATTTTTATCTCTTTTCTCTACTATAGTCTTCAAAAAATCCTTCGATTCAATCATTTATTACAACTCTCCTTTAAATAAATTAATTAAGCCGAGGACATATTCTTGCTGTTCGTCACTTAACTCGAAAAATGTTTTTAATGAGTGTAATAATCTTTTGTCATTTCTAATTTTAATCCACAAATCAGCTTGCTCAGACAAAATAAGCTGTTCTTCTTTGCCAGTTCTTAAATATTCAGCTGATACGCCTAAATATTCAGCAATTTTTCCCAACCTATCATCTGGTAATGTGCCTTTACGCAACTGACCTATATATCCGTTAGCAAAACCACATTCTAATTCTAATTTATGTATTGAAATCTTCCTTTGTTTGCATAGGTCTTTTACTCTTTCTACCGTGTTCATTTGTGTTTTCCTCCATTTTTTAGAGTTTCACCTAAAAAAGGTGTTGACAAATTAGAGAACACTCTATATAATAAGTTTAAAGGTTAGGGAAAAGCCTAAAAATAAACTTAAAGGGAAGTGCTCTCAAAATATGTTTCTCGACAATTCATATATTAGAACTTTCTCTAAAGATTGTCAAGCTTTTCTCTAAATCTTTATTAAATAAAGAAAGGAGAAGTCTATGTTTTATCAAAATGTTGTCGCTTATTGTGAAGAAAATAATTTATCAATACACGCATTTGAAAAAAAATGCGGTCTTGGTAATGGAGTTGTGGGCAGGTGGAAAGATAATAATTCTTTACCGGCGTTAACTACAGTACAAAAAATCGCAGAAGCAACAAAAATTCCAGTTGAAAAATGGGTCAGATAAGAAAGGGTACATTTATGGAGTTACAGATTTTTAGCAATTCAGAGTTTGGAGAAATCCGAACCATTACTAAAGATGATGAACCTATGTTTTGCTTGGCTGATGTATGCAAGGCATTGGAACTTGAACAGGTAAGCAGAGTTAAGGCAAGGCTTAAAACAGATGGGGTTACTACAAGTAAGGTCACCGACAGATTAGGCAGAGAACAGGAAGCCACATTTATTAATGAAAGCAACCTTTACAAGACAATCTTTCAGAGCAGGAAAGAAAGTGCGGAAAGATTTACTGACTGGGTAACATCAGAAGTCCTTCCGTCAATCAGAAAAACAGGAAGTTATCAGAAACAGCTATCTCCACAGGAAATGATGAGAATACAGCTAGGTATGTTAGATGATGTGTCAGACAGAGTGTCTAAGCTGGAAAATACAATGAACATTGATTATGGACAGCAGAAAGTACTTAATGACTTAGTATCGGCAAGAGTGATAAAAATTTTAGGCGGTAAAGACAGTAATGCTTACAAGGAAATAAGCAAAAAAGTATTTGCAGAGATTAATCACGATTACAAGGACTATTTCAATGTCAACTCAAGAGCCAACACACCAAGGCTTAAGAATGAGCAGGCAGTTGAGTATGTTAAAAACTGGATGCCAAGCACTAACACAATGATGTTAATAAAAGATTGCAATGCACAGATGAATTTCGAAAACTGATGATTAAGCGGAGGATTGTTATGAGAAAGGAGTAGTAATTGATATTTATTATTAGTGAAAAAGGCGGTAACGAAACGCTAAACGAAGTAGAGCGATTAGAGGTGATTGCTCACATTAGTAGAAGAACTAGCAGAGTGTTAGGCAATTACAGATATTGCGAACACATAAGAAAAATTGTTATAGCTGATATTTTAGGGCAGTTAAGACACGAATTCGGGTGTGACTTAAACAAAGTCAGAAAGAAGTATATAGCAGACATTCACGAATTTATTGATTGCTACGAACTGCCAATAGTTATTAAAGAGGAGTATGAGCTATGATACAGGGATTTATGCTAGGAACGATATTCGGGATGTTTTTAGAACTGGCTTGTATCGTTCTGACAATAGCAAGAACAAAGAGAAAAGAAAGGATTGAACAATATGAAACAGGTAAACGAGAAAGTGATAACAGTACAGGATTGCATTGATATGTACGAGAAGAAAGACATGATAACAGTTATTGATGGAGGTAAAGTCGTAGGGTTTGTTGAGAAAGGAGTAACAAATGATAAATAATAACAGGATTTATATATTAGGAAAGGTTGCTAAAAAGCCGGTTTTTTCACACGAGATATGTGGTGAGGGATTTTACCTCTTTTATATAGAGGTTTTAAGAAAGAGTGGGAGTACAGATACGCTTCCAGTAATTGTATCGGAAAGATTAATAAGTATTAATAGGCTTGATGTAGGCAGAACTATAGTAATTGACGGACAGATAAGGTCATACAACAAGCATGCAGATAATGAGGAGCATAGTCATCTGATACTTAGTGTATTCGCCAGGGAAATAGATGTGCTAGAAGATGTTGAAATTGATCTGGATGTAAATAATGCTGTTGAGATTATAGGTCACTTATGCAAGCCGCCTATATATAGAAAGACACCACTTGGAAGAGAAATCGCTGATATTCTTGTCGCAGTAAACAGACCATATGGCAAGTCGGACTATATACCTTGCATAGTTTGGGGCAGAACAGCTAAGTTTGTCGGTCACTTGCCAGTAGGAACACATATAGAAATGACAGGCAGGTTTCAGTCAAGACCTTATGCAAAAAAGATAAGTGAAGATGAAATTGAAAACAGAGTAGCTTATGAGGTATCAGTAGGCAGAGTTGAGATTATAGAAGAAAAGGAGAATGCTAATGAATAGTGATGTTACAGTTTCAGAATTAGCTGCTATGGCAGCAGACAATGAAAAACGTTGTCAAGTATGGCATCCGGTCCAAGGTGTTATATTTGACGGCACGTTTGATGAACTTGACAGACGGCATTATCTTGCAGACAAGACAGTTGACAACTTCTCAATAGAAGATGGTGTATTCATTATGAATATATAAATAAGGAAAGGGTATTGTTTATGAAAACATTTTTAAAAAAAGCGGTTTTAGAAAACTTTATGTGCTATGCACACGCAGAGTTTGATTTCTATGCCATTACTAAGATTGTGGCTAAGAATGGTGTAGGTAAGTCAACTATTGCCACAGCGCATCTGTGGTGCTTGTTTAACTGTGATTATGAGTTAAAGGATAATCCGGTTGTCAGAAGAGAAGTTGACGGAGTATCAGTTGATGATATGGATGTATCAGTTGAACTTACACTTGATGTTGACGGAAAAGAAGTCACTATGAAGAAAGTACAGAAGCGTACTTACAGTAAGGACGACAGTTCATACAAAGACGATAACAAGTATTTTGTCAATGATGTGCCTAAGACATTAAAGGATTTCAACGCATATCTTGACATTGATATGAGTGTATTCAAGATGTGCAGCAACATCAACGCATTTCTTAATCAGAAGCCGGCGGAAATGAGAGAATACTTATTCAGCCTTGTTGAGAATGTGACAGACCTTGATATAGCACATTCTAAGGCTGAATTAGCGGAGTTAGTACCACTGTTAGAGAAGTATTCGGCAGAAGAATTATCCGCTATGAATAAGGCTACCAAGACCAAGATTACAAAGGATTTGCCTATTCTTGACGGACAGATTAAGGAAAAGGAAAGAGATTTTCAGATTAAGCAGGACACAGATGTATCTGACCTTGAACTGCTTAAAAACAGCCTTAAAGAGCAGATTGCTGATTGTGTGGCTAAGCAGACTGACAATGACAAGCTGTTAGCTGAATACGACAAGGCTAGTGCAGATGTTCTTGATTTGAAGTTCAAGCAGGGAGATTTATCACGCAAGGCTAACGAGGACAATATCAAGGCTAGGAGAGGTCTTGAATCGCAGATTAGTAACCTTAATCATGTGATTGATGACGCTAAAAAATCAATCGACAACGCAGAAAAAGTTGTTGAATTTGACAAAGACAAAATAGCGGAATATCAGAAAGTACTTGAAGATAGTAGGGTAAAATGGAAAGCTGAAAAAGAACGTGTATTTGACGAAAACAGCCTTATTTGTCCTTATTGTAAGCAGGAATACCCAGAGGAAAAGAAAGAGGAATTAAGGGCAGATTTTAAGACGCATAAAGAAGCTGAACTTAATCACATTACTGACAAGGGAAATGCAACTAAGAAAGAACTTGCTATTGCTAAAGATAAACTTGCAGAAGCTGTAAAGAAATTAACTGAATACAGGGAACATTTAGACACATATGCTCACGATATGTTTATTCTTGAAAAGCAGTTATCCGAACTTCCACAGGAGATTGATGTGACAGCCACAGAGGAATACAAGGCGCTTGAAAAGCAGATAGCTGAAAAGGAACAGGCTATGCACAAAGCTAATGGCATTTCAAGTGTCAAGGCTGAATTAAAAGCACAGGAAAATGATTTAAGGCAGCAGCTGTCAGAGTGTGAGCGAAAGATAGCCGAAAGCAACACGGAGAAAGACGAACAGCGACTTGAAGAATTAAGGGCAGAACAGCGTACACAGGAACAGAATAAGACTAATGCTGAGAAAATACTTGATTTGCTTGATGAACTGGACAAAGCAAAGAATGAAACATTGTCTGACAGCATTAACAGTCATTTCTCATTAGTTAAGTGGAAGTTGTTTGAGCTGAATAAGTCTGGCGGTTACAAGTCAGTTTGCATACCTACAGTTAATGGAAAGTCAATTCTTACAACTATGAGCAATAAGGGTAACAGGATTTTAGGCAGAGTAGATATTTGCAATTCCATTCAGAAGATTAGCGGTATGTCAGTACCTATCATTCTTGATGATAGTGAGAGCTTAGATATTACTAATCAGAAGAAAGTTGCTGAAATGGTTGATAGTCAGCTGATTATGCTGATTGTCAATGGCAGTGAGAAATTAGAGATTGTGGAGGGATAATTATGGCAGAGAATACAGCAGTTGCAGAAAAGAAAGCGTTTACCACTTCCCTAAGTGAGTGGAGCAATACAATGACAGGGCTTATCATCAATGATTATAAGGCTGTTGGAATGGATATGGACGATTACGCAAAAGAGTGTGCTATGGAAGCTATGACAAGCATATTTAATCTTGTTAAGAGTGACCCTAAGATTAACATGGGAAACCTTGATACAAGTAATTTAAGGGGCATTGTTAAGCGTTGTGCAAGCCTTAAATTAAATGCTAGTGCATATCCAAGAGAGTGCTATTTTCAGTTAAGAAATGTAAAGGTGGGAACTGACCCACAGACAGGCAAGGATATATGGCAGAAACAGGTTGAAATGGGCATTGAGGGTAGCGGTTATGATTCCCTGCTTGCTAACTACGGAAAAGATGTTAAGCAGGTTTATCCGTATTGGGTAATTAAAGAGGGTGACAAGTACATACCACCTAAACATAAAGGACTGGAAGTTACGCCTCCAGAGTGGGAAGAAAAAGGATTGTCAAGCAAGGCTGTAAGAGTTGTATATCCTGTGAAACTGACAGACGGAACAGTAACATATCTTTATGCTGATAGAGATAGTGTTAAGGTTAATCTGTTGGCTCATGTTAAGCAGAATATGATGAATAGCACTTTTGGAGTATGTGAGGACAGATACAAAGCTACAGCAAAGCAGAAAGCGGAAATTAAGACTAAGAAAGACGAGATACTTAATGCCTTAAGAGCGTGCAAGACAGTAGATGAAATGCTTGAATGTGGGATTGCAAGACCTTTTATAAGCGGTGCTTGGCTTGATACTCCGGAGAGCATGATACAGAGAAAAATGTGCAACAATGCAACAAGGAAATACCCTAAGAACTATGACCCAATGGCACGACAGGCACAGGTTGAAATGGATGAGGTATATCAAGTTACACAGGCTGAAATTGCCGAAAATGCTAATACTGTTGAGTTTATAGAAGATAAGGCAGATGTAGTTGACACCACAGAAACAACCGAAGAACAGGCAGAAGATAGCACGTTACCGCCATTTATGCAGAGTGAGGAGAACTGATATGAGAGTAATTTCACAGGATGGAACATTAGATGTTCCATATAATGATTATCAATTATTTGTTATTGGTGCTAAATATGATGTAAAAGTAGCACGTATATATTGCCAAAGCTCATACGCACCAAGTGTAAAAATTGCTGAATACTCAACCAACGCAAAGGCACTTAAAGCTATGAAAATGCTTAGAAAATCATATGAAAATAATGAGTTTTATCATTGCGTAGCCGGTTCAAAGCGTTTTGAAGAAGTACAGAGTATTTTGAGTGAGGAACAATTTCAGAAAGCTACAACAGAGTACTTTCAGTTCCCGCAGGATGATGAAATCGAGGTGTGAGTATGTACAAAGATATGTCACTAATACTGAAAGACGGACAGGTAGGAGATTTTGAACTTCAACATTTCAACATTTCAGATAATAATTTTTATGCGATTGTTCGTCTTGGAATACCACCCGGAAGATATATAAGGCTTATCAACGGATGCGACTGCGTAATGTCTGATACTCCTATGGAAAAGGAAACAAATAGAGATTTTGTTCACAATGCACACGGAAATGTCCTTATTGGTGGACTTGGAATAGGTCTTATTATTCTTGCAATACAGAATAAAGAGGATGTTAAGCAGATAACAGTTGTTGAGAAAAATCGCGAAGTCATTGAACTTGTCGGAAAGCAGTTACCGCTTAATTCCAAAGTAAACATTGTGAATGATGATGTGTTTGAATATAAGCCGCTGATTAAGTATAACACGATTTATATGGATATATGGAACTATATTAACGAGGATGTTTACAACAAACAGATGAAACCTTTAATAAATCGCTACAGGAAATATTTAGTTCCTAAAGCCGAAGATGAAAACAGGTATATTGATTGTTGGTGTAAAAGACAGGCTAAAAACGGAGAACGCATATGAAACTTAAATGTATAGCAACAGGAAGTACAGGTAATTGCTACACCTTAACTTCCAGCAATGGAGAAACACTTATCCTTGATTGTGGAATACCGATTAAGGAAATTAAAAAAGGCTTAGATTGGAACATTAAAGATGTTGTGGGTGTGTTATGCACCCATAAACACCTTGACCATAGCAAGTCGGTTAAGGATTTTGAAAATATGGGTATTCCTGTATGTAAACCATACGAAACCTTGCTTATGAACCAGTTTCTAGCAAATTCTTATTTTACTGTAAGAGCGTTTGACCTAACAACGATAGATGGAAGCTGGACACATACCAATGCAGACGGAACAGCTTGCCCGATATATGGCTTTCTGATCACACACAAGGAAATGGGGAGAATGCTTTATATTACCGATTGTGAATTAATCAAGTGGAAATTCAAAGATATAAACCACATTCTCTTAGGTGTGAATTATGACAAGGATTTAGTTGATACCGACAATCCGAAAGCTAATCACGTTTTCAGAGGTCACTTATCCATTGACACGGCTTGCGATTTTGTTAAGGCTAACGATTCAGATAGCTTGCAGAACGTAATAATGTGCCATTTATCAAGTGAAAATGCTGATAAGGATAGTTTTATTGCCAAGATGAAAAATGTCGTAAATGGGGCGAATGTGGACGTTGCGGTTGCAGGGAAAAGTTGGGATTTGAAAAATCCCAGTGAGTGTCCGTTTTAGAAAGGAGATTATATGAGTTGTAGTAGATTATATGGAATTAAAGCTGATTATACAGGTGAAATACTTTGTGAGTATAAAAATTCTTGGTGGTTTAGTCCTGTTGTATGGAGCGTGCTTTCGGACAAGACACTTCCTAAAGTTATGGGATATATTCAATCCGTTATTGGAATGCACGGTGTAGATGCTTGGAAGAAAATAAATACAAAAATGAACAATTCCACAAATACATCAGACCGAATTTGCTGGGAATTAAGCAATCAGCAGATTTTCTTTACAAAAGACAAAGATTGTATTGCTTACAATATCCGCAAATTTGTTGAGCAGAATAAGGGCTATGATAAATCTGATGAAGATAATTTATCAGTGTTAGAAAGAGAACATATTATTGAAAGATTTAACGAAATTGCAGATAACATATCCGCTTTAGACGAGAAAGAATATCCTTATTTTGTTTTTAAGAATACTTCTGTTGATGATAATGTGGAATCTTGGTTCAGTGTTTATGATGAAGAAACAGATGATTATATTGATAAATCAATAAAAGATTGGGATAAGTTCTTAGCGGAATTTGTAATCATTGAAAATGAACAAATCAAGAATTTCATTTCAAATAGAGACTTTCAATATTAAATTTCGAGGTACAGCGAACAATTAAGGAAATTATTACCCAGTGTGGTAGAAAGGAACAGAAATGGAGAGATTGACCGATAAGATAGGTAATACAAATTGCGTTAAGGGTTGTGGTTCAAATTGCAAATATGGATTTCAGTATTGTAGTAAAGAAGATTGGGAAAATTGCGAAACAATTGCTGATGTTATTGACAAACTTGCTGATTACGAGGACTTAGAGGAACAGTGCAGACTTATCAAGTTGCCTTGCAAGGTGGGAGATAAAATTTTCCTTGATTTCGCAGGATTTGGAAAAGAGGTAGACAAGTTTACAGTTAAGGACTTCCATTTGGATTGTTTTAAAAATGGAGAAACTATACTGTTTTGCGATTATGAATCAAATGACAGGTCTTTATCTGGTCAAATCGATGTAATGGAATTTGGTAAAACAGTCTTTCTCACAAAATCCGAAGCCGAAGCAAAACTGAAAGAATTGAGAGGTGGAGAATAATGTGTAGTAGCGAACAAATAAAAGAACTTGCGGAACGTAATGCTGTTTACGAGTTTGAAAAAAGAGCAAAGATGTATGGTAAGGAGTATATAAGGTACTATTATAACAAATTAGCTGAATTGAATGGCAGTGTTAATAGCACTTGCAATTGCCAGCACAACAGCAATTCAAGAGACAATGAGCCTTGTCACAGATGTGATAGTAAGCACACCCATGCCGACAGAATAAGGAATATGTCGGATGAAGAGCTAGCAGAATTTCTTGTCGGATTTAAAAACACATTCGGCGAGGAATACGAGGGAGAAGCTAGTTGTATGGAGTGGCTTCAATCAGAAGCGGAATAGGAGGACAAACAATGAGATTGATTGACGCTGATAATTACAAAGGCAAAATAATTGCAAGCCACTGTTATAGCGGAGTAAATAAGCTAATAAATGTCGACGATGTGCCAACAGCTTATGATGTAGATAAGGTTGTGGAACAATTAAAAACGGACTCTTTAGTAAAACTATATGGAAGCGGTAACAGTGATAATTATCTCATTCCTGTTAAAAGAGCAATCGAAATAGTAAAGGCAGGTGGAAGAGATGGAAGATAGATATTTATTCAAAGCAAAGCGAATTGATAACGGAGAGTGGGTACAAGGAGCATTGTTGTGTTATGATGATGCTTCTTCTATATTTAATATAGAAGATGGTTATCTTTATGAATTTAGTGTAGACCTAGATACAATCTGCCAGTGCACAGGCTTAAAAGATAAGAACGGCAAGCTGATTTGGGAAAACGACATTGTTGTTTGTCGTGATTTCACAGAAGAAAAATATGTGATTGCGTGGAAACAGGATGAAGCTTGTTTTGAATATCAGCAATATGGTTGCTCAATAATGAATTTTGAACAATTAAGTGGTTGTGAAGTAGAGGTTATCGGCAACATATTTGACAATCCGGAATTGTTAGAAAGTGAGGAATAATATGGCGAGAATATTTAGATTTAGTGGTTATTATGTTGATGTAGACGAAGTACCATATAGCGAAAAAAATTTTGCATTAGCTTTGAAAGAAACCATTAGTGATAACGGAGAGTTTCAGCAATTGCACGTTGAGCGGTCAGAAGATTTTAAACTTGATGGCGAAGATGTGCCGAACTGTGACCTCGCATTGCTCACAAGGCATTTTAAGAAAGATAATATCAGCACAGAATTTGACAGACCTTTGCCTGGGAAAGGTGAGAAATACAGACATTTCAAGTTAGGCAAAATTGTAACAGTGATAGGCGTATCAAGACATACTGAAACAGAAGAACTGACAGTTGTGTATGAATATGAGGGACATATCTGGAACAGACCGCTTGAAATGTTTATGAGTAAAGTTGACAAGGGAAAATACCCGAACGCAACGCAGAAATATAGATTTGAAAAGGTAAAAAGTGAGGAAAAGTAATGAATTATATTTTATCAATTTTATTATTTATACTTATTGAGTTAGTTATCTCTTTGGTAGAAAGCTTTGTTATATCATGGATAGCTTGTATATTAGGTATTAACATAGCATTTAAGATAATTTTATTTGTGGTATTTATTATAAATTTGTTTTTGCCTGTAAAAGGAAAGTAAGGAGGAAAAGAAATGAATCGTGTAATTTTATGTGGCAGATTGACAAGAGACCCAGAGATTAGATATTCGCAGACAGCAAACGGAAGTATGGCAGTTGCAAGATATACATTAGCTGTTGACAGAACTTTTAAGAAAGAGGGCGAACAGGCAGCAGACTTTATTAATTGTATTGCATTTGGCAAGAACGGAGAGTTTGCAGAGAAATATTTGCACCAGGGAACTAAGATTATCGTTGAGGGTAGATGGCAGACAGGCAACTACACTAACAAGGACGGACAGAAAGTTTACACTAATGATTGTGTTGTTGAAAGACACGAGTTCTGCGAAAGCCGTACTAATCAGCAGAGTGACAACAATGGAATTATGGGCGGTAACAGCAGTAATGATGGCTTTATGGCTATTCCAGATGGTGTAGCTGACGAGGGATTACCATTTAATTAAGAGGTGTAATTATGGCAGAAAATAAACATACAATGCAAGAATTGTACCAATGGCAGGCATTACCACTTAATATCAAGGTTTTAATGACAGCCGAGAGAGTACGAAACTGGGTCGATGAATTTGGCGAAGACGGAGTATATCTATCATTTAGCGGCGGCAAGGATAGCACAGTTTTAGGGCACATAATCAGAGAGGTTTGCGGATATAAAAACATTCCTTTTGTGTTCGTAGATGTACCGACACAATATCCAGAGTTGAAAGAGTTTGCCAAGACTTTTGACAACCTTGTGATTTTGAAACCTAAAATTTCGTTCGCACAGGTTTGTGAAAAGTATGGATTCCCAATGTTTTCAAAAGAAATATCAGAATGTATTGCAGATAGCAGAAAATACATTAGAATCCTTACAGACAGACAGACAGACAGACAGACAGACAGACAGACAGACAGACAGACAGACA